CCGTCGAAGGGATCTGGGTTCCACCCCAGATGCTGGACTTCTTCCGGTGACAACTTGCCGTTGTACCAGAGGAACTTTTGTTTTAGGAGATTCTGCTGGGACGCCTCTGCTCTCTTGAGCAGGAGTTTGGTCTGTGTCATATATCCGAGGTACTTTGCATGCAGCTTCGGAGTGTCACGGGAGCATTCATCTAACTTGTTTGTAATCTCACAGTCTTGCGACCACTGCGCAAGTATATCATCTAGGTTCATTTAATCACTTAATATCAAAGTATGCAAATCGGAAACTCGCAGGGAAAGAAACATATTCAACTGACTGGTTCTGTGCTTCGAAACGAATGTCTCCGATAGCAACAGGGATACAGTCGATGTACTTGAACACCTTGTTCTTGTTGTTGTGAGAGGTCAACGCAGTAACGTGGATGTCAGCATACGTTGGTGTGCTGCTGGTCTGTCCAGAGAACGTGTCACGCTTCTCTACTTGCTCGTTGTTCACCAACCGCAACATCCAGTTGTACATCTCGACATAGGAGTTGAGGTCTTCATCCAACATGATGTCCATGGTCAACTCACCATACTGCATGCTATTTCCTGGAAGAGGAATACCCTGTACCCTCTGGAATGGAACCTCAGCAGGGGAGTTGGTAGCACCTGGATGGTTCACAGACTGTACGAAGAACTCAAGGTTCGCATAGTTCTTGCGGTCGATGACGACCTTAAATCCGGTTGGCTGGAAAAGGTTAAAGTTCGTTGTTAAGTTGCTTGCCATGTGTATCTCTCGAGTAGGACTCTATTCTATCTTATTTAGGATCAAAAGACAACAGACAATAAAAAATGCCCCGATTGGGGCATTCAGAAGGTGAGATATGATTACTCTGATGGGCAGACGGATGCGTCTTCAGAGGCATCAAACTGCAAATCACCACAACCGTAAACTCCGTCTTTGTTACTATCACAAGCACGTTCGAAAAGTTGATCAGAGAAAGTGAAACCTAACTCGTATGGAACGTGTGCAACGCACCAATCATGTCCACCCGCTGGATTTGGGTTTGCAGTTGGGATAGCACGGTCGATCCTAGTAGTTGGCCACAACTTCTTGAATTGAACAGACTTTGGGTATGGCTTGTACATAAACAGGTTGTTTTCTGTTGTGACAAACACCTTTTCGTTTTCTGATAACGTGAGCACTTCACCGCTGTCGTACGTGATTGTAGTGGCGGCAAATGCTGCTAGAGGTAGGCAAAGCAGCAGTGTTGTTAATACAGATTTCATTTAACTTCTCCATTTGTTAATTCAGGGCAGTATCGCCCTTCGCATATACTTAGGAACCATGTAGACACAAAAAAGGGCACCCGAAGGTGCCCCATAACCGTTTATTGATTTTATCGGTTTAGTCCCAGGTAGCGGGATTTTACAGAATTATGCAGAAACCATCAGGTTGTCAACACGGAAGATTCTGTAGTACTGGTTGCTCTTAGAAGCAGCAAGACCATCAGCAGGAGTAGCACCTACGAATGGGTTAGACGCCATACCATAACGAGTCTTAAACCCGATACGTGGTTGGAAGTCATTCTCGCCAACAGCGCGAACCATTTGCAGAGGAACGTATGGGCAGTAGAAAACACCTGCGTCATATGGGTTAGTTCCCTTGTAACCGACAGTAACGTAGTCAGCAACTGCGTATGGATCGATGTAAACACGCATACGACCGTTCAGAACACCAGCAAAAGTGTTGCCAGTATCATCAACCTGCAGGTTAGCAGAGATAGCAGGAGTGTAGTCAAGCATGCCAGAAGCAACGAGGGCAGTAGCAACGTCAGAAGAGACGATAGCAACGTTACCCTTACCACGACGAGTTTCCTTCGCAATAGTGTTTGCTTCACGATCAAGTTGAACCAACAGACCTTTGAACTTCTCAACAGACCAACGACCATCAGCATCAGTGCTCAGATCGAAGATGCCGTCAACAGCAGTGTTAGCAGTAGCAGCACCAGTCTTTGCTTGACTGTTGATAGTACGGATAACTTCACGGTTGATTTCAGCAAGGATCTCTACAGACAGGATGTTTGCGAGTTCTGCTTCAGCGTCCAGACCGTGGATTGCTTTCAGGTCTTGAGCCAGTTCGATAGTGTACTCTGCCTTCAGGGCACGTGACTTTGCAGTTACAGTGCTCTTCTCGATGGTGAAACCCATCTCAGCAAATGCAGAACCAGTGTTACCCAGTGCTTCTGCGTCAGCAGTTGGCATACCGCCACCGACAGTAGGACCAGTACGGTCGTTGTCAAGTGAAGAGTCACCGTTTGAGTCAGTAAGACCGTTCAGACCAGAAGGTCCACCAGACTGTGATACAGAGCTGTCTCCAGAGTATGGAGTTACTGCTTCACTGTGCAGTGCTTCGTCATTAGCAGTAGCACCGCCACGAGTAGTCTTGTAACGTGACTTCATAGCGAAGATCAGGCCAGTAGGACCAGTCATTGGTTGAACACCACAGATGTCATATGCCATCAGGTTAGGCATTGCACGACGAACGAGAGAGATCAGTACTGGATCCCAGTTAGCGCCACCGGCACCACCAGTGACAGATGCATTGCTAGAAGATGCAGTCTCAGTCATAAACATAGACTGTGAACCTTCTGCAACCATTGCCTTCTCTTGGTTCTCAAGAACAGCAGCAGTTACTTTTGCACGGTAAGAATCTTTGATCTCACCAGCAGTTTCTTCGTTAAGCACTGGTGCCCACTTGGCAGTCAGTGATTCGTAGTTAAGTTCCATTTTAGATACTCCTAAAAATTAGTGGAAAGGTTATTAACGGGTTGTGTTACGGATTGCTGTCAGGTAGCGTTCCATTGATGGAGCAACTTCAGCAGTGACTTCAACTTCAGCGTCAGTCTCTTCTGCGATTACTTCTTCAGCGGTCTCTACAGACTTTGCAAAGAATGACTCTTTGATAGTTGCAACTTTCGCAGCAAATGTTTCGGCGTCTTCAAATTCAACACCTTCTACCAGAGAGAAAAACTTTTCTTTCTGAGTGTCAGCAAGTTCAGATGCTGCTTCAGCGACGATTGCCGCAGATTGCAGACCTTCAACTTCTTCGCTCAGAGAGATTGCGTCAGCAGTAGTCTTGTTAAGTGCCTCTTCGAGTTCCTCAACTTGCTCTGCCAGATCATCAACGAGGTCGACCTTAGATTCTGGGACAGTGATGTAAGACTCAGTGAACAATCCTTTCAGATTCTCCATGAAAGTCTCAGCGATCTCTGCACGTAAACCAGACTGGATAGCAACAGCATTGTCTGCCATCCAAGACTCAACGACGTAGTTCAGGTAGGAATCAACTTTCTCTACGAGTTCAGTGCGAGTTGCTTCAGTTTCTTCAGCAATGCGCTCTTCGTAAGATGATTCGATTCGCTCAACTTCTTCAGCGAGTTTAGACTTCAGTGCTGCTTCAAAGATTACGGCGGTCTTCTGCTTAAACTCTTCGGAAAGAGTTGCTTCTGACTCAACGAGTGCGTCGAGTGCTTCAGAGTGAGTGTCCGCTTCCGCGACTACTTCGTCTTCTGCAACTTCAACTTCTTCGCCCATCATTGATCCGTATGCTGCTGTCAGGTCTGCTTTCTTCATACCAGAAAGTTTGCTGTACATAGCATTGATCAATGCACCTTTAGTCTTTGGCATTGGTTCGCTGTTCTTCTTATCACCGGTACGTGCTGGTGCTTGGGAAGTTGCGTCTGCTGCTTTATCAGTTGCTGCAACAGATTGCTTTTCAGCGTCCTTCATGTCATGTCCTTCCGCTACTTCGATTTCCTCAGTGCGGAGTTCAATGTCTTGATTTTCCATTGTGTTCTCCTTTATCTTCAAAAGGTTTCTTTTAAGGATGAGAGGAAATTTTTGTACTCTACGATCTGTGACGCACCCGAAGGTACTATAACAGAAGGAGCAGCGATTTCAGTCTCTTGTGTATCCTCACTTATTTCTTGAGCCACGAGTATTCCGTTGTTCCAAACCCAGTCGACACCTTCCATGATTCCATTAACAAAAGCATTTGGTGCTGATGGATCCTGTACAATATCTACTGTACTTAGAACAAAGTCTTCTCCGACATACGTGGCACCGCCACGTTGCTCAAGACTACCCATTCCACGAGTTGAGACACCAAGATTGACACCGCCCTCAAGCAAACCCTTTACGATTTTGCCCATTGGAGTATCTAATATTGATGCCTTTCCGATCACATCATTGCCCTCGAAATGGAGGTCAGTGATGAGATGCGAAACTTTGTCGAGGTTGACGGTTGGACCTTCAGGGTGGTTCAACTCGCCAACTGCACGATTCTTTGATACTTGCTCTTCCACATACTTATTAACCGCTCGCTCCATTGCCTTCTTAGGGTAGATACGACCGTTGCGGTTCTTTTGTTCTGCCTGAGCAAATACACCTTCGATAACATAAGACTTCTCACCGGATTCATTCTTTTCGACGAGGCACTGTACGTTGTGCTCGTTAAATTCTGCGATCAGTTTCATGTTATACTAATTCCTTGATTGCTGTTTCTATTGATTTTACTGCATCACGTTCTGTTCGGAACGTATCGAGAACATCACCGTCGATGATTGCGACGAAACCCTTTCTAGTCTTTTGCACTTCAGTCTTGATGCGCTTGTACTTCTTAGACCAGACGGTTTCGCCTTTCGGACGACGATTTCTCATTTCTGCAAATGTTTTCATACAGTTTATTTATACAAATTAAACTTCTGACTCATCATCAATAGCAACTTCTTCTGTCTCTTCTTCGTCAGAGAGGATTTCTTCAACATCATCCCCGTACAAACCCAGAGTATCTTCTGGTTCAGAGTGCTCTTCTTCGTCACCGAGGTCAAGAGTTGGTTCTTCAACAGCAACTTCTTCTTCTTCTTCAGTCTCTTCGACTTCTACTTCAGCAACAGGTTCTTCAACCTCAACTTCTGCTTCAGTCTCTTCGACTTCTGCTTCAGTCTCTTCTAACTCTGCGTCGACTTCGTCGATTGCTGCTTCCACTTCCTCGTCGGAAGGGTCTGCTTCGTCACCGTTGAATACCTGTCCGGCAACTTTGATTTTTTCTGCGTCGAGAGCATCACCGATCTTAGACTGTAGTAATGCGTCGAAGTGCTTACCGGAGTTGAGGGCATCCCCACTCTCAATGGAAGCAACAAGGTCGGCAACCGTAATGGTTACTGGTTCTTGTGTTTCGTTTGCTACATCACTCATTTCAACTTCAGGTCTATCGTTCATCATAATCTCCAAATTATATGATAATCATTATTGTTGGTTGTCGTCCTCATTATCGTCCGGATCAACCTCACCACTTGCAATCTCTTTCTCGACTGCTGTGGCCATTTCTGCTGCTTCCTCATCAGTGAATCGGAAGACATTCTTCATTACCCACTCTTTACTTAGGTATTCTCCAACATACTGGGATGCTTGGTCCATGAGGTTCAAACGCTCACGGAGGACTTCTCCATCCTTCAACTCGGTGTAGTGATTGTCTTTGTAGAAGTCTACACGGATACGGTTGTGGAACAACTCAACCCAGTCGGCATCAGTAATTATACCTTTCAGAACTAACTGTTGACGGAGGATACCGATGAACAGTTTGCTGAAACGAGAACGGAGACGAGTAATAAACTTCTGGAACTTGATCTCTTCTCGGTTGATTTCAGTAGCACGACCCAAGGAGTATGCTGACTCTTGCTCAAGACGAGATACTGGAACGTTGAGTGCTTGATACACTTTGCGTTGGAAGTATCGAACGTCATCGATCTCACCGAGGTTAGAACCACCTGGAAGGGTAGTCACTTCAGTACCACGACCACCTTCACGACGAGGCAACCAGAAGTCGTCCAGCATAGACATGTGCTTGCGGGAGTCCTTCAGTTCACCAGTCGCCTGATCGTATACGAGTTTGTTTCTGTATCGAGTCATCAGAGAGTTTACATACTCTTCTGCTTTACCCTTCGGCAAGTTACCAGTGTCGACGTAGAAGATACGACGCTCTGGTGCACGTGCCAGACGGTAGATGATCAGAGAGTCTTCCATCATACGCAACTGGTTGATTGGACGCAGTGCCTTGTGTAGATGGGAAACGACTTTTGCTCTTTGGTCGTCGAGCAGACCGGAGGTCACATAACTGACAGAGTCCTTTGACAACTTGACAGCATTGTTCTTCCCAGCAGCAGTTGATGCGGCAACACCGTTGCTCTTATCGTTTGCTGTACGCTCGGTGTAGATGTAAAACTCTTCAACTTTGTCTACAACAGTGACACCAGATGCCTTGTCTTCTTTTCTTTTGACGTTCTTGACCTTGCGGATCTTCAAGGAGTCGATACGACGAACTTCTTGGATGCCTTGCTTTAGGTCGGAACTTACAACGAGGTGGTGGTACAGACGTCCGTCGATGTACCAGTTTTTGAAAATGTCGTGAGCATTCTCATTGAAAGAGAGCATGTTCAATACATTTTGGAATTCAACGTGGATCTTTTTCTTAATACTCGGAGAGAGTTCTACTTGGTCGAGGTTCAAGTCAACAACGTTCTCATCGTCCGGAATTACGATTGCTTCGTTTACAATTTCTTCAACCGCCATGTCTACTTCTGGATGAGTAGATGCAGTGCGATACTTGCGGATAAGGTCTGCTTGATCCTTCACCTGAAGGTCAGCATAGATGTCCATGTGTGTGCCAAAGTGCGCACCAAAACCAGAAGAGGTGACATATCCTGCACCGTCTTCGTCAGTAGGCGGTACTACAGAAGCAGCAGGTTGCGGAGTAACAGCATCCTGATCCTTCTTAGAACGCTTCACTTCAAACCCAAATAATTTAATGCCTTCTGCCATTTTTAGTTCCCTAGTTGGTAGAAAAGGAGAGGGGGAAACCCCCTCTCCTGCTCTTACTTATACGACTTCTCCAACGATTAGTTGGTGTTGTCGTTAGTCCAGTAGTCAAACTCGAGGGTAACAGTGAACTGCTCGATTTCTGCAACCTGTGCATAGTCGAGGTCGATCGCTGATACGTTTACAGGGAAAGCATTGACAAGAGTATACTTCTTGACTTCACTTCCTTTCTGATCGAGTTGAGCAACGCTCATGTCAACGGCGTAGGTAGAACCTGCGTCGTTTGCCTGAGTTCCTTCGTTTCCACGGTGGGAGTTTAGACCGTCCATCCATGCTTCAAATCCACTACGGACTGTGAAGTTGGTGTCGTTGTATACGGTGATTGTCCAAGGTTCGAACGTTCTATCACCTGCCAACTTGACGATACGACCACGGAAAGGAACTTCTACAAGTCCTACAGTGGACGCCGGCAACTGTGCACCACGACACATGAAGTCAGTCATTTCGGTATCACCACCAGCATAACCTGGGAAGTTCACCTTGACTGAGAACATGTTTGCGCGAGCACCACCACCGGTCAACTTACCGCGAAACGCATCTACATTAAGTACTGCCATTTTTATATCTCCTTAATTGCGAGTCGGGTTAGAATTGAACGCCAGAATTAACGATCTCTTCGAAAGACGCACCAGTACGAGTAGCAACAAAGTTCAGAGTAATGAAGTTGATGCTGCGTGCAGGTTTGATGAAGAGAGTAGCAACGAGTTCGTTGCGATCGATAACTTCTGGAGTGTTATTGGATTCGTCACACTGGACGAAGAAGTCCTGAATACCACGACGTGCTTGCACTTCACGAAGAAGTGGTTCAACGATGGCAACAAATTCTGAACGAGTAAACTCGTCGTTGAATTCGAACAGGAAGTTTCGTGCAGAGACTGCTACTGCTTTCTCAAGAGCAAGGAACAGACGACGAACGTTGATGCGATCAAACGCAGACGGACGTGCCAGTTTAGTCTTGTCACCCCAAAGAAGCATGCCACGACCTGGATATTGTACGATTGGGTTTACACCCTTCTTGTACAACTCGTCGCGTTCTGCCTTGTTTGGAGAGTAAGCAAGGTTGGTAACACCAACGTATTCACCACGACGCTCACCAGCAGGAGAGTACCATGGACCGAAGTTTGCATCGGTTGCAGCAAGGATACCAGCAGTGGTAGATGCAGCAGGAACGTAGATGTAGTTGTCGTTGTACTTATCGTACATACGGAGGTAGTTGTTGTCAACGATCAAGTAAGAAGACGCGGAGAACTGGTTAGTAGTCTCCAGAGTGTCGTTTACTGGGTCGATGTTGTTAACAACGTCGTCACGTGCTGGGGATGCAACTACGACACAGTCCTTACGGGTAGTGCCGGCAATTGCTGCCAGATCGTTTACGACAGTTACTTGATCCGTAGAAGTATTCATTCCAGGAGCAATGAGGATAGACACATCAATTTCTTCAGCGTCTTCGAAGTTATCAAAACCGATAGCGATATCACCAACGTCAAGAGTTCCGTGATCCTGACCACCACCAAGGGAAGCAGTTGCAGAGTCAGCAGACCAAGAAGCGTTTGCAGCATAGTCAGTAGTTACACCGACTGCTGGTGCAGTACCCCAGTTAGTTCCCTTCATGAAGTTAGCAGAGTCAAACTCGCCAAACCACACGTAGTTAGAACCGTTGTTCAAGACAGTCTTGATGTAGTTATCAGATCCGTCTACAGTCTTTGCACCCTTAGCAACTGAAAGGAATGGGAATGTCTCGAGGACAGTACCTTTAGTTCCGGTGATGAGACCGTCTGAATCGACAACAGCAAGGTGGATTTCGTCGTTTACAACAGTGCCTGATTGGTTAGATGCCCATCCAGAAGTACCTGGAATTGCGTCGAACTGACCAGCATATTCCCAACCACTCCACAGAGTGTTGGTAACGCTTGAAGTTGCAGACTCACCTGACTGGATTGCGAACGCAGATACAGCAATTGAGTTACCCAAAACTCCAGGGTACTTTGCTGTGAACATCTCTGCAAGTGCTTGCGACTCAAAGTGATCTTCGTTCTTCACAGTGTGCTTTGCGCCAGACAGAGTTGCGTTAGTAGCAGAATCGCCAACGGCGACTGTTCCTGTTGGGATAGTACGGTTTACGATAAGGTTTCCAGAGTAACGCAAGTACTGCGCAGCGGAGAAATAATCCACTGCTCGGTCTGCGTCCGGTGTACCAAACTCGCTAGCGAGTTCATCTTCCGATTGGACGATAGTTGGTACATCAACTGGACCCCACTTGAATTGACCTACAAAACCGGCAAGTGAAGTATCGACATTTGGGACCACAGGGGTCAAGTCGAATTCACGAACCACAATTGCAGGAGACAGTGACGGTGCTGTTAATGCCATGATAGTTTCCTCTTTGCAAAAAGAATGATAAGGTTAGTATACATTATAAGGTTGGCACAAAGTGCTCATTGCCTTTATTTATACCTTCAGTAATCTTCGTCCGGTTGGTGCATAGACCAAGGGTCGAGTTTCTCCTCATATGTAATCTCAGGAACATGGTCTTGCTGGAAACCGAAGGGTGGTACGTCTGCTTCAATTTCCTGCATCCTTTGTTCGAACATCATCTTCTTGACATCAATATCTGTCATCTCAGCAAAGAACGTTGTCTGCACAAAGTAACCCAGCATAACAAAGTTCATAACCAGATCGTCGTGGTTACCCGCTGTTGCCTCGTATGAAGCACCTTTTGCCTCAAACGTAGAGATCTCTAGTATAGTGTTCTCGTCTACGATGTCAAGTTTTTTCTCTTCCATCAGGTCTTTGAATCCAGAACAACCCAATCTCTTGGTTCGTCTGTTCATCTCTACACCGATTCCGGAAGATTTGGTACTGGAAGTCATATGGACTTCCTCATACTCTAGTTCGTGGTACAACCCGTTACAAACCAATTGTCCGGCATCGTTGGATTCAATTACCACGTGAGCATTGTTGTAGGATTTCGCCCATTTATAAATAACATCTGGAAAGAGCAAAGGAGAAATAAGGTTATTGCGATAGACCGCGACCTGCTTAAAAGGTCTGCTAGAAATATCGATGACGTTGAACGTCGAATAATCCTGCCCTCTTCCCTTCGATACGTCGACACACATGACGTAGTTCGATCCCTTACGGGAGTCATCATAGATCAAGAGGTCGCCGCCCTCGAGTATTCGTAGTGGTCGTGCGGTCTTTAGGTTCAGCAAGCACTCTGGATTAATCAGAGTATTCCCAGTACCAAAGAATGTGTTACCGAATTCTTGGTCGAACTGTATCTGGGAAGTGTTTGATACTGTTTCCTCTTTCCACTTCTCGTCGCGACCTGGAACGTCCCACCAGTCAACACGGAACGGTTTAAACTCGTTCACTCCCTGTACCGCACCTTCCCATATTTTGTGGAACGGATTACCGATACCGTTGGCAGTAGAGGTGATGATCACCTTGGTGTCCTTACCGGACGATACAACTGGATAGGTCGAGGTGTAGAACTCAGCAGCACGTTCAACAAACGCAAACTCAGTCCATGAACAGAAGGTTGACCGACTGACCACGAATAGAAGAACCAGACGTTGCTGCTGCGAATATCTTGGAGTTATTACTGAATTCAATGCTACCCTTGTTGAGTACCTTACATCCAGGTTGTAGGTAGAAGGGAAGGTTCTCCAACATCAGAGTGATACGAGACAACATCTCCCTCGCAGTAGCACCCTTGTTCGCAACAATCGCAATGTTCTTCTCTGGGTTGAACAGAGCATACCAGAGGAGGTATGCAACAGAGGAGATAGACTTACCGGACTGACGACAGGCAAGAACGATAGAGAAACGATTGTCGTTGAAGTGCCCGAACATCTTCTCCTGATAAGGGATACAGGTCGAACGGCACCAGACCGTCGTTCAGGTTAATTACTTTCAGGTGGGTGCAAGCAAAGTACGCAGGGTCTGCCATACACTTAGCATACTCACCTACTTTCTCTTGAGTCCAGTCTTCTTCAACTCCGTCACGCTTACAGTGCGGGTTTCCCAAATAACTGGTATCACCTCTTGCTTTGGTAGTATCTACTATTGCCATGCTCATTCCAATCGGGGAACTTCTCACTGTTTATTCGGTTGGCAACTGTTTGTCGGGTGACCCCGTATGCTGCTACAACTGCTCTGTGCCCTTTGTATATAGTCCCTTCGATCAGGTAACTCTTCTCATACTGGGGTCGGGCATAGTGTTCGGGATTAGACGCATACAATGCCTTTGCCTTGATGCTCTTTGCCTTCTTGACGGCATCAGAGTCGTGCGTCCCTCGTCTTGCCTCGGATCCCTTCTTACCGTTTGCGATTGCTGCTTCCAGTGCTGCCCCTGACTTCGGGAGACCCAACGCAGACTGACTCATAGTCGTGCCACGTTCGAGAGACTCCTGTAGAAGTTCGTCCATGTTGTCGATATAGGGGAGTTGAGTAGTGGAAGTGTTGACCCATGTATTAGGGTATTTGTCGAGGAGGGTTCTCACCTCGGTATAGATAGACATGCTGGTACTCCTGTTTAGTATTAGAGTGTCGGGGACGGCAATCCCGTGGACACATCTATTTAGGAATCTTCAGGTCTATAGTCAATGACATCGTGATCGGGGGTCACTTCCTTCTCATTATTAATGTCTTTCAACATTCGCTGCAATTCAGTAGTTGATCCGACAAACACATTGTTTGTGGTTTGCCCAGCAGGTAGAGCAGGGACAGAAGTTTCTTTCTTGTCCAAGTCTTTCTTCTGCTTGTGGAGGGTCAACAACTGGTTGGAAACGTCCGATGTGTCCTTGATGAGTTTAGCGAGGACTTCGTATGCACGTGGGTGCTCTGATGCCTTTGCGACTTCCAGCATCTCCTCTACACCGTCACGACCCTTACAGATCATATCGTATAGGGTTTCTCGGGCAAATTCGTAGTCGTTATCTTTATCGCTATCTTCACTCATACTTTATATAGTCAATCAAGAACCATCACTATCGACGAACACGCAAGTTGCGACAGTGTAATCAGAGTCAGGCGACACAGGGCGAGGGTTGGTCTCTACGCGGAGAGTTTCCAAATACTCGTCTGTGCCCTGTGAGTCCTACATCCATAGTCGTACATATCGACGTCGATAGCGAGTAATAAGACTGCTTTCTTGAGGTTTTGGACCATAAAAGTTGACCTTCATATCGAAAGTCAGAGTGTAGATGATAGTGCGGCGGTCTTCCATGTTGCCTTCGAAGTTGTCGGAGAACACAACAGACTGTAGGATGACAGGACGTCTTCCTTAATTTCTGGGATAGTCTTCGATTGGTTTGAAGGTTATGTTATACTGCGGGGCAAAGTATGGTAGGATCTGCTCAACGACCTGTAGTGCATCGTTGTGTTGCTTTGCATATACGTTCAACTCGAAAGTAATGATGTATGGAGTAGCAGTATGAAACTGTGCTCCCTTTGTATTGTCTTCGGTGCCGACCTTACAAAAGGTGTTCATCTTTGGCAACTGTCTTTGTGCGTCGTACTGGAGGTTTACCACCTCGAAAGACATACGTGGCAGTTTGATTGCGAGTTGCCTTTCGTTATCTTCCCCGACATTCATCTCGGCAATGCGCTCTAAGAACTTACGCTGAGGGGCATATGCCAGTGGGACTTTCATCTGATCCAGAACGTTATTGCCGGACTTGCGGATGATGTACAGGTTGTTGAACATCGAACCAAATACAGCAACGCACTTGCGGACTCGTTCGTGATAGAAGTGTGTGCCGAACATTAACTGAAGTCTCCGAATGGATTGCTTTCTGTGAAGTCAACGAATTCCAGAGCAGATACGTCGAAGTCTGTAGTGTTACCAGTGAACCCACCTGGAGAGTTTGGTTGTAGTTTCTGCAACTCTTCTATCAGGGTTGGTGTTGCTTTCGCACCAGAAGTGCCTCCCACGACTTGTCTCGTGGTAGTGAATGCTTGATACTCTCCTGAGTTGTTTCCAACGTGGGTCAGTCTCAGGACATTACCGATTAACCCAGAATCAGAGTCTTGCCAATGGACAACCTCTCCGGTCACTGTATGGTTATCGAATGCCTGCGATATTGTCTCTCCGATAACGAACCCAGTCGAAGCAGAGTCCATGGTAAGTTGCCACTGGTATGCAGCAAATTCTTCCACGTCGTCGATTTCTGGTACATTGGTGTCGAAGTCTTCGTTGGTGTACTCAAACAATTCACAACGCATACGGAAGACTGGCAACTGTCCGATCTGGTAGAACGGATTCTCGTCCTCGACCTTCATGATCTGGAAAGTGGAACCAGACATAGGCAGGTGAATCAGGTCACCCTCTCTCGGACGGTAGTATTTTTTCTTCATCGGTTTCTTGGTACTGTCGGATCTCGTTGTTCCAACGACGACGAGACATAACCAGAGTAGCAGCATCTCGGATCTCTACACCGAACTTGCTGAACAGGTCACCGTCTCCGTCGAACCCTTCGACGTTCTCGACATATACTTCTACTCGGTATGCGTACTGGAACCTAGACAGAACTTCATCGTTGAAGATCATGTCCTTGTGCACAACTTCTCTCGGCAGATAGTAGATGTCCTGACCGTAGAACTTTAATGATTCTACAATCAGGTCTTCGTACAGATTCTGCTCAGACTTGACGTTGTGTCTAAAATGCGATGAGGTTGCCATAAGTTTATTTAGACACCTTATCCGACGAAGAAATCTGGTGGAACTTCTTGCTCAAGTCGCATGCGATCACGCAACCTTTCTTGCTCCTCTCTGCCTTCCTCTATGTAACGAGAACCGTTGATCGTGACACCGCCAGGTAGTTGCATACCCTCGAACTTTGACATGTTCTGACCCCACTGCTCTTTGATCAACGCAGTGGTATAGTCCTTGATAAACATATCGTTGTAGACGCTTGTGTATAAGGTTGGGTTTACTGTCTCGTAGCATTCGATTGCAACGTGGTCGCCGGCAACGATCTGTCCGTCTTCGATGTCACTCCACAGATACAACCTGTTCTGTCTACGAGAGAATTGGACGATAGGCAGTCCGTTGATCTTCATATCGATCAGGGCAAGGTACTGTTGCATTTGCTCGTAGTGTGCCAACCCGCCTGCACCCGCCATTCCCTGCATACCCATGTCACTCATAGCGAGTTGGTAGTTGAAGGAGAACATATTGGTGCTGTTGATCAGACCTGTGCTGATCGGCATCATCTTGGTCACATACAAGATGCTATTTGGAATGGTGATGTATTTGTTGTCGAGGTCAGTCTGAGTAAGTTGGTGCTCGTAATATGTACGAGTGGTCGCATCCGAATGAAACTCTTGATAGAGTTGGATTGCGTCATCTATCTTATCTTCTAACTGATCTTCGTCAACGTTGACTTCTACGACTGGTTCACCGAGTCTTCGGAGACAATAGTCGACCAGTCCTTGTCTTGATGCTATAACTGCCATGTTGGGTTTCCTCTGTTATGCATCTATTTATACAGACTTCAACTCATCAATTTCTGCTTTGAGTTCCTTGACTGCTTCGATAAGGACGCCGACCAGTTTCTCATAGTCGACAGTCTTGTAGGAGTTACCGTCGAGCAGTGCAAGTTCTTTTTCTCGAACGATCTCTGGGAACACTTGTTCAACTTCCTGCGCGATTACTCCGATCTCTTGTTGCCCTTCTCGGGAACCAGCATTCCAAGTATACGATACACCTCTCAGGGAACAGACTTTATCGAGACCGTTCTCAATAGTCTTGACGTTGTCCTTCAGACGAATATCAGAAGTTGTAGTTGAGTATGCAATGACATCTCCGTCAACGTGTAGGTCTCCATCTGTTTCGAGTCGCATACGCTCTGCGGCAGAAGTATAAAACTGCAGATAATTAGATCCGTGGTTATACCTAATTATTCCTCTGTATCTAGCATCTGAACTTGTACCGTCAGCAAAGTAAATGCCGCCTTCAGAACTTGTTCCAGATGCTATGGTCATGCCAGAGTGTCCACTGCCAGACAGTACCAAATTAGATCCTTCTGATAAATAACTGCTAGGACTCGCAGTACCTATGCCTACTTTGCCAGAGCTATCAATACGCATATGCTCTGTGTCGTCAACATCAAACCTAATATAACTACCAGCACCGCTATTACCCTTGTCAGCAGAAAAGGCAAGAGCAGTGCCATCGCCTGCTGGGAAAATGCGGTGGTAAACACCGTTATAAGTACCTGCGTCAGTAATAAGTCTTATAGCGGGCTGGGATCCAGATCCTGACAGTGTTACTATGTCTGCTGGACTGGTAGTGCCAACTCCTACGTTACCATCGACAGTCAGATGTTTGTTAGAGTTCCATGCTGCGTTGGTATGATCGTATGTGAAATTCGCACCAGCACTTGCGACCGTGATGCCTGCTCCGGCGCATGCTGCTGAGTCAACGGCATCCTTTGCCAAAGCAAGGGCAAGGTCTGAAGTCTCGACAGTGGTCGAGTTGATTGTGGTGGTTGTGCCTTCTACAGTCAGGTTACCGAGAACACGGAGAGTACCAGTAGAATCGTTGTGTGCTGCTGGATCGAGAGTAAAGGTGGCAGGACCACGGATGTATCCACTAGTGGTGATGTTACCGAGAGACACATCTAATGCAAGAGCAACAGGAAGGGCAGAGTCAAACTGACCTTGGACTGCTACAGAGTCGTGAGTATCACGTGCATCAATCAGTGCGTTGATCTCAGAAGTTGTAGAGAAATCACTGGAGTCGATGCGAGCATCAATAAGGGCATTTACCGAATCTGCGTTAAACCCAGCATTGGTCAGATTTGCTCCATCACCAGAGAATGAAGCGGCAGTCACATTACCTGTGAAGTCTGCGCTATCAGAAGCAACGTGGTGGTGCCTGACCTTTCCTGCGATCTTCGATAGGTCTCTACTTTTAGACATGATAGATTCTCTCTAATGTGAGTCTATTTATACTAGATTGCCGCAATGATAAACGCGAGTAGTTCTGAATAACGTACACCCATGCGATCAATCTCTTCACCAGAATCACTGTCTGTCCAAGTGTCGTGAATGAACATGCCGTAATTTCCAGCATCTAATCCTTCGTCTTCAAAAGCGGATTTTAAGTCTTGCGCGATAATTCCAAAATGAATACGGGCGTCATCACCATTCTCTTCTACAGAACTCTTCCATCGGTACTTACGCAAAAGACCTTTCGCCGATATAGCTACTTGTTCTTCTGCTTCCGTTAGTTCCTCAATGTCTTGCTTTTCTCGGGAGTCTGATGTTTGAATACTTCCGTTAGTAGCGTAAATATCATCAAAACGATTTGACGTCCCACCAATGTCATAAGTGTTGTCAACCCGCGGAATGATGTTGTGAAGATAGGTATGGGTTCCAGTAATCTGAAAACCCAACGCACCATCGAAATAATGATATTCGTTGCCAGCACCGAAATAGATACATTCGTCAGAGGTTAAAGAGGTGCCGTTGTAAATGCCTGAATAAGTAGTATCAGAATAGGTACTGAGTTTAGTTGTCGAATTACCAGACGAGAAAACACCATTAGTATCTATGGTTGCCGCGATAACGCCAGAAGTACCGTTTCTGAAGACGAGATCTCCTGGGTTGTCGTGTCGTAAACCAATCTGCCAATATCCACCATCTGTTTTCCATGACGTGGCGGAGTATCCGTTGGTTCCAGTTGCTTCAACTATTACACCCGCAGATTGACCATCCGTTTGAACTTTAAATTGATTGAAAGAGTCTATGGTTCCTGTACCAACACCCATTCTGCCATCATTGGTGATACGCACCAATTCCGTGGATCCAGTGAATAAATTAGGAGCGGTGACATCACCCACCGAATAAAATCTAAATCCTATACTCGCTGCTCCGTTTAAATAAACCCCACTGTTGGCAAAGTCGGGGGCAAACCCAATACCAGGTCCGTAATTACTATCGATGGCACCGCCTCTTCTCAGGACGATAGGAGCAGTGTCTCCTGTGACACCTTTAACTTCTAATTTATGCGAAGGAGTTGCTATCCCGATACCAACAGAACTTGAGAATACAGCAGAGTCAGAGAAAGTTTTTTCTCCAGCAATAGTCTGGTCGCCAGTCAGCAGGACAGCAGCAGAATCAATTTGTTCTTGGGTAGAAACAGAGTCATGGATATCCACCCCTGTCATAGTCCCGTCGCCGTTGATTATAACTGCCATTACTGGTCTCCCTTCAGTAAGTCTCTACTTTTAGACATTATTGATTAGCATATTAGTAAATTTCTATTTAGGAACTTGGGAACTCAGGCCAAGAGGAAAACGGCGAATCACTATCTCCTGCAGTATTCGTTACTGTTGCAACAAACTCGGAGTGAGTTTCGATGGCAGCAACCTCTACTTCGATGAGGTCTGCGTGGGCACGAACAGAGGTGCGATAGGTGCTTATGTCAGCAGGAATGTCGGTGCCTGTTTCGGAACTGCGAACAACATACCAGTCAGTGGCAGACAAGATACTACCCGCCTGTTTCTTAGTGTTACTCATCCACAAAGACTTCAGGTCGTCAAGTTCCTTTGGTGTTTCTGCGTCCCAGTAGAACCGTGAGTCAAACGGAGCAGGGTCGTCTTCCCAAACCAGACCAGACGCAGTCTTCTCTTCGTCTGACCATGATGCCCAGTTATATGGATGCCTAATTCCGTCTTGGTCTGTCCATGATCTTCCAGCACGGACGATCACATTGTTATATTTCCATGCCATTGTTATTACCTCGCGTTAGCGTATTTGAAGGGCATCTCTGCAAATGCCATGTAAAGTATGGTGTTGCCGTTACCGTTATGAGAAGTAGAGTTGTCACGAATCTTAAATCCATTAGAAAGAAAATCTAACCCACGACTGTCTGCTTCTGGATCACCATTGTTAGCAAATAGTTGAGAATCAACTACGTTATATGAATTTCTTTTGTTGTCGTTAATAAACCAACTATCGGCGGCACTAGCATTCTTAACGATCACAAACGCTGGTCTGAACCCTGTGCTAATAAACGGTCCGTCTGCGCTTCCGTTGCCTGTGTATGTGCCGAACTTACTGAATCCTTCTACTTCTGCAAAGCAGTACGCAACATAGGTGTTGCCACTTTTGTTAGAGTTTTCTACACTGGTAGTACCATTAATAAAACTAAACGCAGATGAGTTACCTAATGCTACCCCTCCAGTAGAAAACACTGCTGGGTTATACGACTGCAAAGTTTGATTTAAAAACACTACTTGCCCGCTTATTCCTTGGTGGGCAGTTGTCCACTCTCCCTCATCTGAACCGTTACTTCTGCACTTAGTAATAACCATTGCTGGGGTGACACCAAGTCCGTGTCCGACAGTGGCACTTGCTGACCCGTTGCCTGTGTAAGTAACAATGCTAATCCCAGCATCAGTATTAGCAGACACGGTAGATGTGATAGTGCCGCCTGTGTTGCTTACTCCTGAACCGCCTGCTTTCCAGTTCCATGCGACATAGGAGTTTCCGCTGGTGTTCATACTGTAATCATTTGCAAAATACGGAACATCTATTGTGTTATTCGTATTCATGTTGAAATTGCCAACGCCATATTCAGCAATGCGTTGGTTACTGTTTAGGGCAACATCTCCTCGAACTCTATCTACTAGGCTGTGATGACCAGTGCTGGATGTTCTACTTTTAATCCACACAAAGTCTGGGATTAGTCCCACATCGATGCTCTGAGTTGTTGCGTTGTTACCCGTATACAGCACAGTGTTAAAGTAATCTTGTGGACCTTTGCCCAGAGCAGGGTTGATAAACGCCGATGGATCTGGTAGGTTTTTTGAACACAGTGCCAGACACCCTTCTGGTGGTTCATAGTAGAAGTCACCGATGCCGTTAGCGTCTGTGTTGCCTTGTGCTGTTTTGTTTCCAGCAAAGCTAGATTCTTGACCGAAGTTGAATATGCTAACGCCAGATCCTGCCCCTGTGCCTGTTGTAATTGGAAGTAGCCCATCGCCTGTTGCGTCATAAGTGCTTCCTATCTGAGTATTATTTTTGAAGAACTTTATTGTCTCTGCGGTAGGGTCATACTCAATACCTATAATATCTCCGCTCGTTGCAGTGGTCGCTGAACTAGTAACTAAAGTGTTATCTTCATAAATACGACCATCTGTATAGTAAAGAGTATTAATGGGACCGTAGGCGTTTCCGCTATTCGCCATTACCCCATATCCTTGTATCCCAGAAGATAAAAGCACCTCCCAATAATATTTATCGCCAGTAGGCTGAATAGAGGCAAACACACCATCAGATCCGTCAGCCTGCTCTACTTTTAAGTTATCCTCTGAAATTGGCGGGGAACCAAATTGCGCCAAAGGATTCAACGTAGACCAGTTGTTCGTCGGGCTGTCTAACATCCAATCATAAGATGCTACGTTTGTACTCGACCAGTTGTTTCCGTTGCCAGACGCATCAATGGGGTCAGTCGCTCTAGTGGCAAAGTCTAAGTAGTAATCGTGACTACCATAACCACCTTTGTACTTCTTAGGTATCCATGTGTCTGACTTGAACTCACCGAAACTGGTAGGTGCTAATTGAGATCCACTGATGTAATTGACTTCAGTTATATAGAAGTCAGACATTAGTCCTTGGTTGTAGGCGTTCTTGCCCATATCCTGCGTGTCAGTAGTCCCCATGCGACAACCTAAATTCTGCACAGGATAATTCGCAGTATCAAAATCAGTTTCTTGTTCGCCGTTGACGTATATTTTAATTCTATCTGCTGCTGTTGCCTGATGCGAGTCGTATGCTACAACAATGTGGTACCAAGAAGATGTGTCACGGAACTTCCTGGAGGTGACTAACTGAAAGGCAATACTACCACCCGATCCTCCTGTCCACTGGTACACGTTTAGTCTCTGGGTGGTGGCATCAAGATAAATAAGAAACTCTCTATTACTCGCCGCACCTGAACTCACGAAGAATGCCCCACCCACGCCAAATGATGAACTCGCAAAGGTGAGTTTCACCCAAGCACTCCATGTAAACGTATCCGCATCGCTGTTAGACGAGGGTGTTCTTGTGAAAATATCGCCGGTTACTAAACGAGCAGAGTTGTCTATCTCATGTGGATAGAAACTCGGTTTGTACATCCATTGCTGAGACCCAGATAATGACATAACCTACGACTCAACCAAACGCAAGTTGAGGAGTACCCAACAATATGCGACCAGAGGCAGTGACGATGTATGGCACTATGTCTGTAGTAGAAGCAGAAGAAGATAAATAAAGACCCGTCGCTCCAGCAGTTTCGAAATCAGTGCCCAGTGAAACGGTACGGTTGCCTGTCCCGTCCTGTATAAACACGATGAACCCAGACTGACCTACAGTCTCTGTTGTCGGGTTGGAAAGAGTTGTTGCCCCAGTTAATGTCAATACAAAGTTCTGATACGTGGAAAAGTCCAATGTAGTTGCACCACTAATGCTTGCAGTCTGGGTTGCTGCTATAGCAGTACCAGAAACAACAACATTGCCAGTTACATTAAATGCCCCTGTAACGTCCACACCGCTGGAGAAAGTGGCATTTTCCGAGAAAGTCGTCGCGATGTCAACAGTATTGCCAACTTCTAACAGAATTTCTGTCGCAGAGATAGCACGACCAATAGGCATCGTTAGATTAGCAGGGGTTGCTCCACCGCTAATCGGTGTGGATGCAATAGTGCCGTCTTCTTTGGCGTAGTAGAAATCCCCATATGTCAACGAACTATATCCACCTCTAACTTCTCCATCGATTATAACCTTTGCGGTCTGCCCGTTGGTGTAGTTTCCAGAAGCAACTCCAAGGAAGTTATCTACGTTTGCATTGAAAGAACCAAGAGAGAACGAAAGGTTTGCCATGACAGCAGAAATATCTCCCAACAAAGATTCGTTAAGGTCTCGACCCACGAGCAGATACCTTGATGAGGTGGTGTCCCATAACATTCTTGTGTCAAAACTGTCGTTACCGTTCCACTTGTCTGATATTTCAATTCTATTCGAAGACGAAACATTGAGGTTGGTGCCTGTACTGGTCGCGTCTGTCACGTAGTCCACAGAGTCCGAAGTTTTATAATAAACCCCGAATGTATCGTCATCTGCATTATATGCGGTTTCGATATCCGTAATCACAGACGCTTCACCAGTGAGGTCAAGAGATAGTTCTGGGTCGGTAATTGATCCATTGCTAGCAGATGCTATAGAAACCGAAGTGCTGTAGAGTTGATTTCCAGAAGCAAAGGTTACCATGTACCTTGTGTTGGTCTCGTCATAGTCGACAGAGAAAACGTCGATATCGTCAAAGGAAGTGGCAAGGTCTAACGAACCTGGCCAAGTAGATAAATTAGAACCGACAATTGCGGCACCAAGTTGGACATGAAGTTCTTTGTCAGTCGCGTCGGTGTAGACATACATCAATGTCTGCGTACCGTTATCGTAAAATAATCTATCGGCGACGGGGGTCACGCTGACAATGTTCTGTCCAGTATTGAAGGAAACGTTTGTACCACTGACTGTTCCGATCGATGCAACTACAGCGGCGTTCGATATACGGTACTGAGAGACAATCAATCCTGTCCCATATGGAGATCCAGCAGTTTGCCAAACAGCGTTGAGATGAGTAACTGCTGTCGTAGTAAACGCCGTGGCGTTTCCAAAGGAAATATCTGTGCCGCTGATTGTTCCAATTCTGGCAGTTCCATAGTCGTTGTTACCAGGGTCAGCATAACACACTGCGACTTTACCGCCTGTGATCGAAGTAATGCATAATGCGTCGACACTGTCTGCGCTGCTGGAGAAGATAACGGTTTCGTCTCCCCAAGAAACAGAATCATTGCTGACGGTTGCTACTCTTGCAATAATTTCTGTGTCGTCCCAAGTCCTTGATCCGACAACAACGTACACATCATTGTCGCTGTCATACGCCACGTCTGGACTGAACACTGGATCTGTGTCGAATACTTCAGAGGGACCACCACCTGGAAGGGTCATGGTATTGGCACCGGCAAACGCAGAAACTGTGTCGTTAGAGTTCCTGATCAACAGGTTTCCGTCAGCAATAGTGCCAGAAGCAACTCTGTAATACGCAGAGGCAGAGTCAAACTGCCCTTGGGTTGCTACAGAGTCGTGTAGGGTTTTAGTTGCAAATCTCGTGTCGAACGCTGACGGGAAAGCAGAGTCGATCTGCCCTTGAACAGCAACAGAGTCATGAGTGTCTTTTGTGGCAAACCTTGCATCAAAGGACACTGGGAAAGCAGAGTCGAACTGACCTTGGACTGCTACAGAGTCATGGGTGTCTTGTGCCGCAAAGCGAGTATCGAACGCTGATGGGAACGCTGAGTCGAACTGCCCTGTAACTTTGGCAGAATCGTATGACTCAATACCGGTCAGAGAGGATCCATCACCATTGAAAGACAACGCAGTGACGTTGCCCGAGAAGTCTGCACTATCAGAAACAACGTGGGTGGTTGTTATGATCCCAGCAATTTGGGATAATTCTCTGTTCTTTGACATTATTGATTACCCTTATGCTGCTTGGTAGGTGAGAGACCCAATAAGGAACGTTCCTGACGGCGCCCCACCAGACACTGATGATGCAGTGCTACCGTCGTGATACAAATAAAAATAACTGGTGTTGGGTTCTCCATAAAACTGTAAGTGTTTGCCACTTATTAGGGTGTTATATCCTGCGTTCCCTATTGCCCTAACATTTATGACAGTGCCACTGCTAACATTAGGTCGTTGAGTGTAAGGAAGTCCCCCAATCTTTATGTCCGCTCCATTGCCAGTAGAAGTGTCGAGGTATATGTAAAACCAACAACTAACTTGGTTTCCAACCTTGGTGTACGTTCCTGACAGGTGGGTCGCGTGGTATGAAACCGAAGAGAATCCTGATAGGTAGCTAGGAGTCCATGTACCTTCTTCGTAATCGTCTAATGCATTATCGGTGGAAGTGTCTCCGTTAAAGGTAACACCACCACTTGGCAAAATGCTCATCTTTACAGTCGCGGCACCGCCGTTGTTTGTATAAAAAAGCATCCGACCTGTGTCAGCTGCTGTACGCTGTATCGCAATGTCAGCTAGATCTTCTGTGCCGTCATTAGACCTCATACCGAAAAAGGCATAGTCATTATTTGACCTAGTTCTCATGCTCATAGCGAATGCCCCGTTTTTAGCAACCACGTCAAACGGGACAATGGGGGAGTTGGTGCCGATACCAACCCGATCTAAGAACACAGCAGAGTCAGAGAAAGTCGTGATCCCCTGCACTGAGTCATTACCAGTCAGTGCGAGGACACCAGTTAATTGAGAACCGTCACCAAACAAAGAGTTGGCAGTTAAATCACCGTTGATAGTGACCGCACTGTCAGTTCCGGACAGCACAATAGTGTCCGAATCTCCAGGGAGATCGAAATGCTTTATGCCTCCTACTTTAAGTGTTGACACGGGTTGGTTCTCCTAATTGTCTTAGACTATTTAGACTTGTATTGCATCGTCTGCTGCTTGCTTTGCGGCAATTACTTCAGCAGTGTGGACCGCCGCACAGATCGCTTGAACCTCAGCACTTTCGTTGCTGTAGTCATCGCCCGCCGATATAACATGTCGGTGGAATGAACGAGAGATTTCATCGCCATCTCTCTCAATGACAGTCGCGGTGCGAACCTGTACTGACTTGAATGTCCCTACGATTTCGATCTTGTCTTCTTCGGTTCTTTCTGTGAGTGCCATTTTTATCTCCTTTTGGTTTAATGGACTGTCTGCCCCGATCTCTGAAAGGGGTAATGGTTATGTGGAATAATAGACTACGGATCCTTGAATGATGGTGTTGTTATTAAGTCCCGACACGTTCATATAACTAGTACCGGTACTGCCTGACGAACTGATGTATTGCAGCCATCCGGCATCAGCTGATGTCGTTACCTCCCAAAACATAGAACTTACAGACGTAGCCATATTTGAAAAATACGTTAGACCGCCAAAGTTTGCGCCACCTCCCCTACTGAATGGAAATCCTTGCAACAAAACATAGTCACCAGACATATTGCCTTTATTAGTCAAAGTGATTGCGTAAGTTGCATAAACCAGACGACCTACTTTTGTGTAATGCCCTACTTGAGAGGAATATGTTTGTGACGCTGGGGTGGATTGAGCATACCCCATAATAATAGGCGTCCAAGTGCCTTCTTCGTAATCGTCTAACGCATTAGCGGAGGTGGTGTCTCCGTTGAAGGTGATGCCCCCGTCATCAAGGACACGCATACGCTCTGATCCACCTCCGAACAGCAACAAATCATCTCCGATAGCACCTACGCGAACCTTGGCATCATTGGTGGTGGTTCCGTCTTGAAATGTTATGTAACTTCCGCTTGCAGATCCTTTTGTTGTAATAGCAACTCCTGCCGATCCCGAACTAACATCAAGAGTTCTGGCGGGACTCGTAGTGCCAATACCTACGTTACTTGAGAACACAGCAGAGTCAGAGAAAGTTTTAATCCCTGCAACTGTCTGGTTGCCAGTAAGGGTAACAGAAGAAGAATCAATCTGGGACTGAGCATTAGCAGAATCATATGATGTAAGAGTGGAAGCGTCTAGACTTATGTTCGAACCTGTATCTGGCGCAGTAATCTCTACTTGACCAGAATTTGTTCCCTTGAGTATTAGTTTACCTGACATTAGAGGATCACCCATCTTGCGGTTGAATCAATTGTGGTTGTAACACCGGTGTCGATAGTTATGGGACCAGCACTCAATGCCGATCTACCTGCTGCAACGGTGTGTGATATTGACAACAGTTGACTGTTCTCCCAGAATACGTCGTTGATTGCCCCTGCCTGCACAGAATCGAAAGTAGTCGACCCGTCACCTTGGGTAACCAGTAACTGTCCAGATCGACCAGCAGAGTCAGGGTATGTGACTCCTTGAATTGATACTGGAGAACTGAACACAGCAGAGTCAGAGAAAGTCTTAATCCCTGCAACTGTCTGGTTGCCGGCAAGTGCCACGAAGTCGTCAGAGTCAATCCTTGCGTCGATCAGTGCGTTGACCGAATCGGCATTTATGCTGCCTCCGTCGGTGTAACTTATAACCCCTGTTGTTGAGTTATAGGAGAGATCTCCTGTGACACTTATCGCTCCACGAGCAGCAGCATTGGTAAAGTAGAGGTTGGTAGATCCTTGGGTCAAGTCGTCAGTTGTTTTGCCTAAAAAGTCTACCTCTGTTTGAGTCTCACCGACCCTTGTCGGTTCTACTCGAATTATTCGAACATCGTCATTAGAGTCAGTCGCAACATCAAGAGTGATAGTAGTTAAACTGGTGCGAGTGTAGTCAGAGTCGTTCAGCAAGGCACCGTTGATGAAGACGTCCAGAGTATCGTCAGTGGCATATAGCAGAGCGTTGCCGAACTTATCATTGCCAGTGATGGCAGTAGTTCCAGGTGCCGGAGTATAGTGGAATTGGGATCGGACGTTAGTGTTTGCGGCAACCCAAGTCTGCTGGGAACTATCCCAGATAAGGACTTGCTGGTCTTGTGGGTTCGCTACAGTAACGTTGACCAAGTCGTTTAGGTTCAGGTCTGATATTTCGTCACCAGCAACTACAAACTTTCGATACTTGTGGATAACAACTTCGTCTGATGCGGTTGTCGCAACGTCTAAAGTGATCGTGCCGTTGTTGGTCTTGGTGTAGTCCGAGTCAACAAGTAAGATACCGTTGACAAAGACGTCTAACTGGTCACTATCTGCGATATACTGTAGGAACGAACCGAACTTATCGTTGCCTGTGATCGCAGTAGTTCCTGCGTTAGGAGTAAAGTGAAACTCTTGTCTTGCGTTTGCACTTCCCGTCACCCACTTAGAGGTCGACGAGTCATACACAAGAACGTCACCACCAACAGGAGTAGGTACATTGACGTTAATTAATTCGTTAAGTTCTCTTGTAGGAAAGTCAGAATCAATCTGACCTTGAACTTTAACAGAGTCATATGATTCAATGCCGGTCAGGTTGGAACCATCTCCGAAGAGTGGACCACTAAACACAGCAGAATCAGAGAAGGTTTTAATACCAGCAATAGTTTGATCACCGGTGAGGTTGACAAAGGTGTCTGAGTCAATGCGAGCATCAATAAGAGAGTTGACAGAGTCCGCACCGAGACCAACACCACCTGCGATGGTAGTATTGATTGCTGTGATATCGGAGTCTAACGCACCAAAGTTAGAGTCTAACTCGGCGTGGGTTAGTGCAGATCCTTTGACATTTCTTAAAGTGAGCGTGGCCATTACACCTAATTCCTAGTGCTATAAAGCATCATATTCGACAGAGAGGGTAATGGAGGGGAAAGAATCCCCCTCCAAAAGAGTCAGTAACTCTCACCCAAACTCAGTTTGGTGCTTCGTATGTCAGCGCAGAGATAGAGATTGTATCGCCAGAACCGATAGCAGTAGAAGACAGGATGATGTCACCACCACCTCCAGTTGCTGTTACGGAACCAGTGAAACAGGAGTCTCCAGCACCAGAAAATACAGTGAACTTAGACACAGTTCCTGCATTACAGTCAGTGTCGTCGGTGATTGCAGCAGCGGTAGCGATACCACTAGCAGCAGCACCGAATGCTGTAGCACTGAAAGTAAGAGTTGCGATGTCTGAATCACCAACGCTACCGTCCTGGAATACGATAGTCCCAGCACCGCCCGCGTCAATAAGGTCAACGACGAGATCGGTAATACCGTTACGAACGTCTGTTGGGTGAGTAACTGCCATTTGAAAATCCTCTGATTAAAGTTACTTGTTACTTGGTTTCTTTGCTGCTCTCGCAGCGACTAATTTTTCTACTGCTTCCTTCGACGCTTTCGCGGTGAAGGGAACGTCTTCTTTAGTGCCATCCTTGCGGATGATTGTTGCGGTTCCAGTAAGTTTACCGAGACCGCCCTTTGCTCTTATACCCATTATTTATACTCCTACAACTTCTCAATCAAACTTTGTTACGCTTCGGGAAACAATTAAGTTCCCTTCGAGTATCCTTTCCTTGATAGTTGGTTCACCAATTGCGTCCGAGTCTATATAGGTAAGTTCTAAATCGTACACATACCGACGACGGGACATTAAGTCGGTTTGGTCGTTGGTCAACCTAAACTCCAAGATACCTGCAACCGCATTAGACGGTGCGATCCTTGTGGTGAACTCAATTGCCTCGCTCGAGTCAGCACCATAACTTCTGTTCACCATACCCTGAACACTATATCCAGTTAAGTTTCTCGGGGTGCCATCGGTCTGTAGGAGTTTGACTTCCCACTTTGCGTCTGACCCTTGGTCGAGTTCTAAATCTTCGTATTGTGCCATTGTTATAATCCTAGTTGACTATGTATTTAGTCGTTATTGATACTTAGTTCCGACGTGAGAAACTATAACCCGATCTGATTTCTTCTTGACAGTTATAACTCTGTTTTGTTGTTTCTTGACGGTTATAACTTTGTTTTGTCGTTTCCTTACGGTGATACATTTGATTAAAGGTATGTATGCACTGTCCAGTATTATTTCTGCTTTGACCCTGATAAGTCTAGAGTCTCCTGACTTCAGGTCTCCTCCACCAACAATAGTGCGTTCTGCAAGACCATCTACTTCGTGCGCAGTCTGCTTGATAGGAGTAGATAATGCAACCCTCGTTACAACACCTGCTCCGACTACAACCGATGTCTGTGCTTTGATGTTAACATCAGAACGTATCTCACGTTCAGCGACACCGGAGACTTCGTTGTCTGTTGGTTTCAACGAAGAAGAGATAGAAATAACTTCACGTTCACCATCACCCGCGACCACAGATACACCGACTTCTTCTGCGGTTAGATCTGCTTCTATTGAACGCACAGTCCTCTTGACAACTGCGACCACTTCAGAATTGTCGACCTGCTCAATGCCCTGTTGAGTTACAATCGTTCTCTCTGCGACGCCGGACACATTGGAGTCGTCTACTTGCTCCATACCAGAGGAAGTTATCTTACGTTGTGCTTCACCGGTCACAAGGTTGCTGTTATCAACAAGGGTGCCGGTTGAAGTTATTGTTCGTTCTGCGAGACCATCGATAGTAGATGGACCGGAGTTGACGTCGAGGTCCAGTTGCCCCTCATCGTCGATTACTCGTTCAGCAATACCAGACAAGACAGACTGCTGAGATTGGACAGCACCAGAAGCATTTACTGTGCGTTCCGCAAGACCATCTATGGTAGACGGATCACTGTTGATGTTAAGGTCTAATTGATCTTCATCGTCAATTACACGTTCTGCTGTGCCTGCCAGAGTAGAAGAAACTGTATTGAGTTCTACAGAAGTTAGTCTTCCGATGTTGGCAGTGCTTAATATCTCAGATTGGTCGGCAACCAAGGTTGCGGTGGCGATGGTGGAACCGACGGAGATAGTTCCATTCATAGAACCATGGAACTGACAGTTGTAGAACAGGTTGTCTGGTGCGTCGTCAGGAACAACAAAGGTTATTGTGCCACTTTGCGTTCCGTTGTTTGTAACACCATCGTTGTATGCGTTTCCAGTGCCAGTGCCGGATACAGAGTTGATCCAGAATGGGTGACCAGAAGCATTGACGTTGAACACATATGTCCAACCGCGTTTGAATTCTAGAGAAGCATTCGCAACACCATCGATGAGGTATGCCCCAGCACCGCTGTTGGTGACAGTGTATGTTACTGTCTGAGGTGCGGTGGAACCAACTACAACGATAATTCTTTCTGCAACACCAGTGACTGTTGAAGGGTCACTGTTGATGTTAAGGTCTAATTGATCTTCGTCGTCAATTATACGTTCAGCAATACCAGACACCGAGGAAGTTTGTGCTTGCTCGACACCTGTTCCTTCCAGTATACGTTCACCAGTTGCATCTACGGTAGAATTATCGTCGACCAGAACACCGGCACCGACAACAGTCCTTTCGGCAACACCGGTTATTTCGGAAATCTGTGCCTGTGGAGTTGCGTCGATATCGTGGACGGTGCGTTTAACTGTTGCGTCGACCTGAGAGTTGCTGTCAACGACGACAGCAGAGACTTGAGTAATGACCTTACGTTCTGCGTCACCGGCGACTACTATAACACCGACTTCTTCTGCGGTGAGGTCTGCTTCGATTGAATTGATTGTTCTTTCTGCGACACCAGATACAATGGACTCTTGTGCCTGCTCGACACCAGTGCCGGTTACCGTTCTTCCACCGGAACCGATGACATCTGACTCAGATACTGTTATGTCAGTTTCGACATCGACTACTGTTCTTTCAGCAACACCGGTTATTTCGGAAATCTGTGCCTGTGGAGTTGCGTCGATATCGTTGGATGATCTTTCTACTACGGCAGTTACTTGGGAGTCATCTCCCTGCGCAATACCGTCGACGACAATCTTGACAATTTCTGGGGTGCCGACTATAGTGGATGGGTTGTCTACTACCAGATTGCCAGAGGAAGTTATTATGCGTTCTGCGACACCAGCAACAGTAGATTCTTGGGTCTGTAGGACAGATTGTCCATTAACCTTGCGACCTGCAATGCCGTCTACTTCTGATTCTTCATCCTGTCCGATACCAGATTCGGTAACGATTGTGCGTTCTGCAACACCGACAATTGTCGACGGATCGGAGGTCAACTCTTGGTCGAGTTCGTTTGTCTCGACTTCCCTCTCGGCGACGCCAGAGGCAGTAGAAGAACCGACTGTCATCGAACCGACAGCAGTGATCACTCGTTCTGCTGTGCCGTCTACATCAGAGTTATCTGACTGTAATGTACCCTCACCAACTCCAATGACTTCCGCAACTCCGGATATCTCAGGAATTGTCGGTGTTGAGTTCTACAACGAGTATTTGTGTCTTGGTGACGTAATCGTCATCGACATAACCCGCTTCGACATACAGTTCTAGAATTGACGATGATGCCAAGACAAGTGCCCTACGATAGGATGAATGGTCCACTCATAACCAGTTCATGGGGTTGCCATGAGACTCTATGAATGGGATTGCTCATTCTATTTAGGCAGTTTCGATTTCCTCGATCAGCATTTCTGCCATATTTTTACCGGAACTATCACCGTTAAAAACAAAAGCAACAGTAGTGCGGAGGCATTCTGTGTATGCTGCGTGATATAACACTCGGTCGAATTGATCATAATGACCAAAGTATCCATACTTGCACTGCCATCCAGCAACATCTGGTATGCGGACGATCTTTCCAGTGTTGGGGTCTAGGTGTTCCCAGTACCCTTCTCCCTTCTCAGACCAAGTGAAGATGATATTAAATCCAGGTGCGTTGGCATTGTTGTGCCAACTGATCAAACCACCTGGAGGGTACACGCAGGACAGTGCCCTGTTCCTTGTCCCGAGGACTGCGTGAAGTCGAGTGGATATATCCTCACTGGATTGACTCACACGCATGAACTCATCTCTACTTTTACACCTGAACTTGTCTAGACCCAAATCAAATCCGACAATCTTCTCTGGGAACCCGTCGTGTCCCCTGCCCATTGCAGTGATTCGTTTTCTATACTCCTCAGAAACAAGGTGCTTGTTGGCAAGGTCAGTTTTGTCATACTCTACAGTCGACAGATCTATACTCTGTACGAGATCGGAGTATTCTTCGAGAATGCCGATTAGTTCTGGATCACGGATCACTGCCGTGTTCATTGGTTCTTTGTGTAGATCGATCATGCCAGAGAATCCCTATCACCGGCGCAAGATACATGATAGAGGACTATGTCGTCAGTTAGAGGGAAACCTTTCTCTATCAAGGATTGCCCAGTAGTTCCAACGGATAGACTCTTTGAATATCTCAACCTTCATGTCAGAATACTTAGGTTCCTTTTCGGTCAACCACCAGAGAGTAAACTGATCCCATTGGGCAAGGTGGTGTGGGTATAGGTCTGTGTCGAACGAACCGTCTTCTTTGGTTGGCCACCAAGTATGATCGTATTGTCTGACGAAATACTCGTACCAGTCTCGCATAAACTGCATTACTTTGGGATTGCTACTGTCATACAGGCAACAGGCACCGCACAGTTTGAATGTGCCACCTGGAAACTCGGTGTCCATGAATATGTCCCACATCTCTTCGGGGAGTCCAGTGAACATCATATCAGCGTCACCGAGTTCATCAAACACTGTCTCGATACCTTCCCCGATCACCTCTACATCTGCGTCGATATAAAAGGTCTTATCAAAGGGAGACTGGGACATACCCCAGAGTTTTGCCCGATAATGGTCGTCACAAAGGATGACATGTTCTGCGATCTTTTCGCGACCGTCGAGAAACCTTTCCTCAGTGACTAGGCAGATTTGTGCTTCTGGGTAGAAGTCCTTGATACTTTCGCACAGGTTTATTGCCCACGCATAGAAAGTGTACTTCTTAGATGCGACTATCAGGTATCCGTTATTCGGAGTCATCGGCAACAAAACCCAAACCAAGTTCTTCCATAAGAATCAACTGCGCATACAGGTTCATCTCTACTCGGTTCTTAGACCGGCGAAGTTTCTTTTTGAGAGTTTTGTTTTTAGTATTTTTGATCTCGTCGATTTCGAGGACAAGGATCTTTTCTTCGAAGAGGTGTTCCAGCAGTGCAGCATTTTTCTCTGCTTTCTTTCTTTGGTCTTCTTCTTCTGATTCCCTTGCCTTTCGTTCCTTTCTCTCAGCAGTAGACGCATCGATTGTCTCTGGACCGACCTGATCCATAAGTTCTACCCAATCTGGATTAACTTCTCCGTGAACGTCACAATTGCGCACAGTAACGACTTGGGATATTTCTCTTCCCTCGTCGTCAGTAATTATCAGGATTGCTTCTGCTACTTGCTTTTCTTCATTATGCCAGAAGGCATTGTCCAACCATTTGCGGGTTGCCATCATAAACTCCAATAATGTAAATTAAGATTCAGAGATCTTACAGTACAGTGTATATGTCTCTATAGTTGTACTTAGGGCAACCAGAGTCGTCCCTGTATACTGGGCAGAATACTGGGAAGTATAGTTTGACGAGAATTGTCCACTAAACTGTGTGGTGTATTGTCCAGTGTATGTTGTTGCAACGAGTCCCGTGAATTGTCCTGCCTGAGGACCAATGAAGTTTCCGGCATACTGTCGTGATCCAGCATACTGCCCAACATAGTTTCTATCACCAGAGTAGTTGTCAGAGAATGCCCTCTCTCCGGCAAACTGTCGTGTTCCACTGAAGTTTGTTGAGGCACTTGTATATTGTCCACCATAGTTTCTATCACCAGCATATTGTCTGGTTCCGGAATATTCAGCACTTCGGGTTCCAGCAAACTGACCTGCTCCGGTAAAGTGTCGTTCTCCAGTATATTGTGCCGATGCTGGTCCAAGGTAGTTACCAGAGAAGTAGGCAATTCCGTTACGACTTCCTGCGAAGTATGCGGTGCCAGCATTTGCTCCAGAGAAGTATTGTGTCTCATAACCAATACTTGAGTAATACTCCGTCCTGCTGTTTGGAGAAGTAGAGGTATTGGTGGTCGGAGGGTTGGTGGAAGGCGGGTTCGTAGACGCCGAATAGTATGTCGGCACAGGCACTGGACCGAATGGAGTAGTTACTTGGTAAAACGGTGCACCAGAAGAACCACTATTGGTGTTACCTGGAACCGGATTACCTGGAGTGTATCCAGTATAGGTGGTGCTACCAGTAAAGGTCGCAGAACTGTTAAACCCAACTGGACGGAAGTAGATCGCAGTGTAAGGGTAGTAGACAGTACCAGCATAAGAACCTGAGTACGGGAAATACCCTCCACGAGCACCAGCGTAGTTTGTTTGGAAATATCTGGTAAACTGTCGTTGACCGGTGAACTGTCTGTTTCCTGCGAACTGTCCACTTACAATGCCAGTAAAGAATTCGGTGCCACCAGTGTATTGCCCAGCATAGTTTCTATCACCTGCGAACTGTCTGGTTCCACTGAAGTTAGTTGCGGCACTTGTGTATTGGTCTGCGTAGTTCCTCTCACCAGAGTACGGACCAGCATAGTTTCTTGATCCGGCATACTGGTTAGTGTACGCACGGTTTCCAGAGAAAGCAACCTGTCGGATACCGGCAAACTGCGTTGGTACGTCAGCGAAAGACTGCCCTGTAAACTGGGTTGTGTATTGTCCAGTGTACTGTCTGGTAAACTGGGGAGTGGTATACTGCTGAGATGTATACTGGAGATCCTGTGTAGTATTTCTTGTGTCGATTGCCGTGCCACGGGCAACCCAAGTTCCAGAGTCAGTCGGGGCACCTTGGGCAGATGAACGCAACTGGTAAGAACCCACTCCAGATGCTTCCATTCCAGCGAGGAGCAACGTCGTCAGTGTAGACCTACACTCGGTGGCATCCATCTCCTGTATATCAGGAGCATCACTGTCCTTCAACCGAAGGAGGAAAGAAGCAGGGGTTTCGTTGGTGTGGTCAGTAGCAGAAGATCCTGCGGCAAATGCATTCTTACGCCAGATGCTATAAGGTACAGAACCAGTTGCCAATGTATCAGAGAATACTGCTGCATCCCACTCAACATAGTCGGCAGACGGTTGTGTAGCACCAATTCTGAAAGAACCGTGCATCTCGTTTGAGTGCACTTCTTCGGCAAGTCGTATGCCCAACTTAATGCCAGAAGCAGAGTCCATCTCGTAGATGTCACCACTACTATCAGAAGCAAGGAGGGGAAGTTCTGGCACCTCGTTAAAGTCAGGTCCAGTGCTATCCATCATAAACAGGAGAGTTGTAGTTGAACCAACGCTTAGAGAAGTTCCAGGGTGAGTACCGACTGGTTGTTGGTAAAACGTGTCAACGAAAGAACCAATGGTAGATCCGGAAGCGGACGCTTGGACGTTACCGTAGAATTGTGCTCCATCAGAGTCGTAAGAAGATACCCAGTTGATTGCTGCTTCTTGCGACCAGTAACCTTCCTCGGTGGCAGACGGCACTTGTGCGACGTCTGTTCCGGACAGAGTTAGAGGGATGGACTTGTATAATTCAGAAGACATACTTTATATATGCCTTATGGATTCAACAGCGTGCCAGAACGATCATAAACGTTAGGGACTCTCTCGTTCACCTCGTCAATAGCACCGTGAACAGTATTGGCAGAAATCTCTGTTGAAGCAATGCTGCCTGTGCCAGCAGCAGGGAGAGTAATGGTTCCTGCTACAGTGACGTTAGTTGCGCCGAAAGTCAGGGCAGTAGTGGAACCAGTCTTGACGACGAGGTTACCTGCACTGTTGGTCAGACCACCAAATTGAACACCGGCGTCCTTGAGGATTACGTTTGCACCATCTGCGTCGAGAGTAATGTCACCAGATGCGTCTACAAGAAAGTCTGTTGTGATGATGGATTCAGCACTTGCGTCGAACACTGCTTCCACTTCATTGATTGCACCAATGAGAGTTTGTGCTACGGTATTCAGACCACCGGAACCTATAGAGTCGTTCAACTCGTTGATAGCAGTGACTAGTTGGGTCGCCGCAGTAGCGAGCAGAGACGGGTCACCCATCGCAGAGTCAAGGAAACTCAGATCAGAGTCAACGTTATCACCGAAGTGGTTAAGGTCGTCGATTAACTGCTGAAAGGTATCAGTAGTTTGAAATATTGGGTGTGCGCTATCGAATGCCATTTTATCTCTCTGCCATTGCTTTTATTAGTGCTTTAAGTTCGGAGATCTCGGAACGCAGATCAGAGACTTCATTTGCCACCTGTTCACTGCGTTCCGACTCTAGTTTCATCGCCTTCTTTCTTTCTCTGGCAATTCTAATTTCTTGCTCGTTTCTATTTATAACGACTCCGGTGTAAAGGTTCTTATATAATTCAGAAGAACCTTCCACCTTCACATACTCCTCACTCATCAGATCACCGCGATAGCACGGATACTTCTGAGGATTGGTACCTCACAAGAGTTTGTGCTCTTGAAGACAATCTTCAACTGGAAAGCAGCAAAGTCGTCAAGGTCTCCGTCAACACCACCGATCAGATACTTGTAGTCAGAGAAGTCCACATCAGTTTCAGAAACAGGATTGTAGACGTGGTCTGCAACATTGTTCTGTGCGTCGATTCTAACGAAGGCATTGTCGTAGATGTCCTCTTCAGAAGTTCGTGCTGTTCTATAGTACAACTCGAAAGATGCTGATGGTGGTTTGTGCATCTCAAGGAATACACGAACACCGTTTGCTGCCTCTTCAAGAGTTACCACTTTAGTCAGGTGCTTAGACGGAGTGGTTCCGAGTATCGGGTGAGTCTCTGGAACATAGTCAGCAGGTGCGTTGTTCACGAGATTGTTACGGGAAGCAGAGTCTACTGCCTGATTGTCGATGACATAGTTTATAACCGTTCCACCAATTGCTTGGGTGTCGATCACAGGACTGATGTCAGAAACATACCCCGCAGAGATATTCTGTGCTGCCTTAACTCCACCAAAGGTAGAAGTCTGGTTAGTGCTGATCTCACAACCGATGATGATAGAAGGTTCACCTGACAAGTCATTGACGACTTGATCAGAGTTTGCCAAGTACCGTGGAGATCTGAATTGAGTAACATCCCCTTCGGAAAGAGCAATCATACCGTTTGAGTTGGTGCCAATAGTGGCAGCATCATCAATGTCAAAACGTGGGTCAGCAGTAGCAGTAGTGCCGATGCGACTATGCGATACACCACTCACGAAGGAACCGAACCAGTTGGTGCTAGTTCCGAGGAAGTTAATCTCTCTGGCATTGAACAAGAACCGGTCGATGTTGAATGCTTGGTTAGTCTCAACAGAGTCGGCACCAAATACTCCACCGGAGGTGAACGGACCACCACTCGATAGAGTGACCATGTATCCATTAACATCAGCAGAGTCAACAACGTGTGCTTGGTTCATAATGTCAGAACCGTCAACACCGAGGTAAACACCAGAGGTGTCTAGACCGGTCAAGTTGACTCGATCACCTACACCGAGGTTGTGACCTGGGTGAAGTACACGGAAACGAGTCAAGTCAGCAGAGTCAACACTTAGGGAAGTGTCGTAGTTATGCAGGTGACGGTTTAGAGTGGTTGGGAAGAAGTTTGCAACTCCATCACTCTTGAACTTAGCAGTGTGGATACGATAAGTCATATCTTGGTTCTGCTTAGGTGTCCATGTAGAACCATTCTGCGAAAGGAACAAAGAACCCATAGCAGGTTGCTTGCTCACACGCTTGTCAGTCTTACCGAGGATAAGTCCATAGGTTTCTGCAACGAACACTTCGTAATCATCACATTCTGCCAGAAGAACCAGTGCAAACTCTTCACCGGCACGCAGGAAGATAGGTTCAGCAAACTCGAACGTTACTGGTTTGCTGATAACTTCTTCGTAGTCAGTCAAGTCGGTGATTGAATCAACGACCGCACGAACTTCTGATGCAGGTTTGTAGATTCTATGTTGCTCAGAGATAACACCGCTCATTGGGGTGCCGTCACGAACCTCTCGGATTTGTAACTGGAGAGGAACCTGAGTATCAGTCGCCGCAGGAGCAGACCTAACATATATGTCGATCTTAGTGACGAAGACCCCTGGAACACCGGCGGTTGCTTCTACAGCAAACGTCTGTGCCAATGGGTCAATTCGTTGCCAGAATACTGGACCGGTAACTGACTCTGTCGACGTGGTCACTGTGGTGGTTTCGTCGATGAAATCTTCTGTTACGAGGTATCGAGTAGACAGAGTATTGCGCTGCATAGTCCTTTGCGTTCCAGCAGCAACATAAGCAGTCCTAGCACGAGACAATGCGTCCTCTTCGAGGTTGACAGAAATGTCCAGAAGTTTTACGTTCTTAGTGCCTGTTCGGAACTTCCAACCTGCGTTATCATACACACGAGGGTCGTTCTGACCAAATCGTTTTACTCCGTCACGAACTGCTTTCGTCCATCGATTCAACTCTTCGGCAAAACCGAAATTAGTTGATTGTGGAACAGGAACGTTAGAAGTATTCGGGATCCAAAGATCGAAATACAGATCACCGTTAGCATCAGCAATCAGAGTTGTTGACGTGGACCCAGTAGTAAGAGGGTGCTGGGTCAAACTTACGTTTGTTGCTGGGTATGCCGCACGGTGAACACCATCAGTAAGATCCTGCGCATGCTGTCCAGCAGTGCGAGAAAGAGTCCACTGATCCATAAGAACACCGTCAAAGAACAACCAGTATCGAGTATTTGGTCGAAGACCTTCTGCCTTGCCCAATACTCTACGTTGACGGATGAACGGTATTGAATCAATACGAACGATCTTATCACCAAGATCTTTGACTACAGTGTCATCAGAAACGACCCTTGTCTTGACCCTAGAAGTAAACGTTGTTGTCTGTCTTGTGTTCGTGCGATCTTCGCGTGCAAGGAATCCCCGTTGCCAACCACGCCACTGGGCACCACTAAGACGCACCCTTGTGCGACTCGTTCTGGTTATGCGAGAACTCGTTCTGGTCACAGGAACAAAGTTAGTGATAGGTGAACGATTAGTGGTTATTGTCCCACCGTTATGGTTCTTGGTCGGTAATCTCTTAACATCAAACCAGATGTCGGAAGAAGGACGGAGACGAACAACACCTTCTCCAGTAAACACGTTGAATGGGTTGACGTTGTAGTAACCGTGCTCTTCAGAAGAACCAGTGGACTTCCAAGAGATAAGAGGTTGGGACAGAGTCGAGTCCATGACTTCGACATAGTCCAGCATCAGCAAGTCACCCTTTTGGATAATGTTGCTTCTTGCTCCGACACCACGAGAAGAGTACAAGTTGTCACTATCAAACTGGAACTCATTGAAAGATACTTGTTGCTTAGGAAAGATGGTTGCTTCTTCTACATCCAAAGTTTGAGTAATGTACGACTCGTCGTCAATGAAGTTCTGTGATACTTCGGAAGCAGTCAGTGCCAATCCCTTGGTGAAGTCGTCTACAAAGAATCCTGTCTTTGAACGAACCATACCAGAACTATTAAGTTCTACGAGGTTTGATGCTTCTGCTTCAAGAGCACTCAGAGAAACAGTCTCTTCAAGTCTCTTGACTCTTTCTTGAACCTCGTCGATATCACGCATAGTGTATCGTGGGTAACGTTGAGCAGCAAACAGTGCGTCATTGATGTTCTTTGTGTTTCCGTTCAGCATATAAGAGAACAGAACCATCTCATTCGCACCAGAAGTTGGCATGAGAGGTTCTTGTGCTTCCTCTCCCTTCTTAACATAAAGAATTGGAGCAAATGTGTCTGTGTTATATGTCAGAACAATGTTGTCGACTCTTGTGTTGTAGGTTTCGACACCATGACTAATCTGATCACCAGACCTTGGCAATTCAAAACGATCAGCAGCAGTCATGTTTGCTGCTGATGGATCTAACTTAGAACGGAAGTCGAAGTAATCGTGGAGGTCATACCCTATTCCAGTTTGCTTAGAAACAAAAGTTGGGATGTCTCCGTAATCAAACCAAGTAGAGTCGGCAATGTCGTATGAGTTTGCTGAGAAGTAATCACCCCCAGTGCCCCATTCGAAATAAGATACCTTTGCTCGAATTGCAGTTACTGCGGCATCGATGCCCGACGGAGTGAGACTAGAAGGAGAGTAGAAGTTATCTCTCTGTCCGCCGTCAAATTCAACGGCATGTAAAACTTTAGAACCGTTGGAGTCTGTGACATATGCTTCCTTCAACTCAATCGCGTCGTAAAGACCAGAGATTGATGTGCCTCCTTCCAGAGTGAATTTGAAGTCACTGTCTGCTGAAGAACGAGTCGCAGTGAACCAACCTTCACGGTATGTCTTGCTCTTAGCAGCAATACCCGAACTGGTTCCAACCTTGCGCACATAGTAGAACACAGCATATGAGTCAGTGCTTGCACTACCACCAGTTGTTATGGTCGCAGTAAGTGCAACAGAGGTGTCGATGTTACCGACCGTGATCTCGTCAACTGTGTTTGTTGTTTTGTTTATGAATATCCATTGCCCTTCGTCAGTGAACTCTTCTCCAGAGTTACAGGTGATTGTCAACTGCGAAGAACCATTAACAGTTTGTTCTGCTTGACGTTGGACAGTATACTGTACGTTGCTTACTTGCTTGACCCTTCCGCCAGGAATCTTGATCAAGGAAGAATTGACGTCTGCGTTTTGGACAAAGGTCTGAGAGTCTTCTCTGTCAACCAAGATAGTCTGTGAGGCAGTGTCTCCTACGAGACCGATCTTAGTGACGTCACGGAAGTTCTTTCCTGCGTCCATCTGTACATCAAACAGGTAAACCCTGTATGCGTCTTCTCCGGTGTCTGCGTTTTTCTTAACAGACTTGACTCGGGCAGTACCGATCTGAGTATTAGAAGCATTCCAAAGGGCATGCTGCTGTTGAGTCTCATTGGTAGTTGCCGTTGGGTTGTAGTTACCAAATGCTGATTGACCAGCAGAGTCACCCTTAACAGAGACAAAGTTCTCGTATACAAATGTAGAAGAAGTTGCAGAGTCTGTAACGAAAGAAGTAGGTTTGGCAACGTCGAGAAACTTGTCTAGCTTCTGTTCAAGTCGGTATCCGTTGAGGTATGCGGTTGGACTGTTGCCCAACTCTTGAGACTTCATGAAGTATGTAAGAGTAGCAGAATCCTTTTCCAGTAATTCAACTTCAAAGTCGTTGACGACGAAGTCACCGGTTGTGTCGTCTTGACGAGCAGCAAGTCTTTTCTCGACTTGGTTGAACCCACTAGTGCCTTCTTTGATCTGGATGATCTTGCTGTCACGCACGGTTGCGAAGGACAGGAAGTCAAGAGGGTCAGCAACCTGTGACTTGGCAACCAGAGTCAGTTGGATGCGGAAACGGTCAGCACCTGGAGACGACAGGTTAGGTCGTGCCCCTTGGTTGTCGTACAATTCTTCGTCGTCTGCTACAGTTACGATGTCCTGTGTGACTTCGAAACCTACATCTGCCTGAGCAACATCGGAGTGCTTGGCAATTACGATGGTTTGCTTCGGTGCGAACACGAAGAAACCCTGCACGAAAAACTCTGCACTTTGCATGCTGAAGAGTGTACCTTTACCTACAGAAGCAGGTTCAGGAACAGTCTTGGTGCGAACAGTCAGTGAGGTCAGTCCAGGAGAAGTCAGGGTCTCTGCCTGAGAGAAAGTAAGGAGAGTTGGTTGTGCACTGGTCGATACTGCTGCTTGGTTTACAGAAGAATATCTACCGTACAGGATTGGATAGTCTCCACCCGACGCTGCCTCAACGTGAGTGACTACAAACTTTAATCCGTTGGTTCCAGTCTTTGCAATTCCGGTGAACTCGGCACCGATTAGGTCTGCTGGGTCATCGGTCAGAGACTCGACGATAACATAGTCTTGTATGCTGGTCTGTGCACCAGAAGACTTCGGGGAAACAGCAGCACCGTCAAGAAAGATGTTGCTCGCAAAACGAGTGATCTGAGTTTGCAGAATGGTCTGCAACTGAGTGAGTTCTCTCGCCTGAAGAGGACGACCGCTGTTAAACAGGACTCGGTGATAACCGGCACTGTCAGCAAAGTCGTCCCTATAGACGTTCTTGAAGGTATTAGAATTAAACTGCTGAGGCATTTTTATATTCCTTACAGGTCGATGACGATTTTAATGTCTTCGGTCTGTTCGTTGTCTCGAGTAATTGGGGATCTATTGTCTATGTATATAACCTCTCCGGAGAAGTTTTTCGCTTCTGCTGGTCGGAGGTTTGGACCATTTGTATTAGCAACAATGCTTGCTGTTGCAACGTTACCCGCACCTTCAAAGAAAGACACACCGTTAGTTGAGTCGAATTCAGTGAATCCCGTAGTCCTAGACTGGTGGACATATGCGATAGAGTTGGCAGTATCGAAGTAGTCGACCACTGCTGTTGCTCCGCTTGACGTTTGAACAATAGTTTGGTCACCGTCGATGTTTGAGACACCAGTTACACTACTGAGGTGCAGAGACTTATAAACCTGCGCAGTTTGAGAACTGACAGCAGAGTCACCAGAGAATGATCCAAGGTCTGCCGAATCCTTCAGAGGATTCATAATGATGCCGATCTGACGGAAGTCGTTTGCTACGTTGAAGTCAGTGTTCTCTGCACCAGTCAGTGTTGTGTGGAACATGATAGCAGAGGAGTTTAGGTTGACGATTGGGTTTCCTCCCATACCAGAGTCACCAGAGATCAATGGACGGAGAACTGCACCAGTACCACCTCCACCTGTTACAGCAACGTTTGCGACCTTATACCCTTCACCAAAAGAAGTCATTTCTGCTGCAAACAATCGACCGTTTGTATCGACCCTTGCTGTTGCAGTTGCAGTGGTGGTGATTGAAGGAGAACCAACAATAGGGACTCCCGTGATTGTGATGGTTGGTACCGAAGTGTATCCAGTGCCTCCGGAGTCTACTGCCAGTCCAAGGATCTCTCCAGGTTTTGCTGCGTTCTGCTGAGCAACCTGTGCCAGTCGTGCTGAAGTCAATGCTCCAGTTGCTGGTCCACCTTGCGATGAGTCGAGAATTTTCTCAACAGGCATGTATGCAGAGGTCAGGTACTTTCTTGCTTCTGCTGCACCAATAGTGTAGATGTATCTCCAGAGGTATCCATCGTCGCCTGCTGCGAAGACAGCACCGGAAACGTCGGTTGGTTTGTACAGAGAGTTACGGTCAACACCGTTGTCACTCTTACCTTGCTGGACGCATACAAATACGTTGTTATCGTCAGTGATGACGTAGTATGAGTTCTGGATGTCACCAACTGCGCTGATTGTTGTGTTAGAGTTATAGTCGTTATCCCATGCCTCGTAAACGTTACCAGCAGTCCAGTTGTATCGTGGTACAACGAAAGTTGCGTCAGAGATCAACTTGATAGATTGAAGGGTCTCTTGGAACTTGAGTTGCTCGTCCCTTGAAGGGTTAGGGATCGGTGGAACCGTATCAGAATCCCATTCTTCAGTCCGACCGATGCCCATGTAGAAACGGTCTGAATCCCCAACAGTTACCCCGATGTTCTGGTACTGGTCGAAGATATTTTGAAGAAGATCTCTTTTAAACTTATCTGAAATTGTAGCAGCCATGATTCCCTACTCTTATGATACGGTGATGCCGTCGACACCGACGACGATCCAACCAGTTGAATGCCATACCACCTCTACACCACGACCCTGAGTGATAGCAACATTAGACCAACTACCGTTGGTGTTTGATGGGGTGATTGTAGCAGTACCGCTGTTGATATTTAGAAACTTTTTTGCCGTGCCGTCTAAGGTTGCGTCCGGAAGAGAAACCGCTAACGCACCCGAAGCATTGCAGAAAGATATTGGTGCGGTCGGAGAAGCAGCAGTGTCAACGGTGATGGTCTCTGAGTTAAAATCAGAATCTTGACCACCAATGTGGTTCCACAGGTTGACAAAGTTAGTATTGAGTTTGTCTGCTGCATCACGCAGGGTGTCACCGGTGCCGTCGTTGGCAACCGTTCCCGTTTGTAGTATTTCTCTGGTTGACATGTCTGTATTCCGTTTTAATTACAAAGGTTATTTATACAAGTTAGAAGGAGTTCTCGTCGAGAGTGTTGATAACATTTGAAAGATCTGCGAAGGTATCATCCAGAGATCTCGGAGCAATGTCGTCTGCTCTTGCGATAGTTCCGTATTGCGTATGCCAACCCGAAATCTTATATGGGTGGGACATATCGTTAACACGAGTGCGGACGAAGTTGCCGTCTGAATCTTCTGCCACCTCAGTGATGCTGGTGGACATAATGCCGACAGAACTTTTTAGCACAGAAGCAGTAGAGAATGCATCGACTGGGGCAGGAGGTTCGAGAAACGAATTCTGTGGACCGAGGTTAAAGTCATACACAGAAGTGATTGCAACCTGTCCCGCAAGGTACATACCAGCAGGGTGGACGAAAGTCTTATATGCGTCTTTCCAAGTGGGTACGCCGATTGGAGCAGAGATCAACAACCCGTACAACTGGTAGAACTTATCGTTGGTGATGTACTTGTTTGTCACATCAGAACCGATAGTCGTAAAGGTGTCTCTGGTTGCAAATATCTTGAGGTTACTTGTCGCAGGAATTACTCCATTGCTTGCGATGCTCGAGATAATGCTGTCTGCTGAGTCAAGAGATTGCCCAACAGAGTCCAAAGTTGTTAGAGATACGACCTGCCTTGCGAAGTTGATGTTGTAGTCGGTATCTTGACGAAGTATTCGATACTCTCCGTCGGAGTCTTGTACAGATACAGTTAGTTCTGAACCCTTGTATGTGTACGGAAAGTGTATGGCACCGTTACCTCCTGGAAATATCATCTCCTCTTTGCTCACGTCACCAACGTAGAACACTTCGTCCTTACCGTATCGGACATCAATATCAAGACCGTAAAAGACTCGGAAGAATTGCTTGATGGAGAATTCAGTACCCTTAGATCGGTACAAGAGGTTTGAGAATTGTAGTGCGGTACGCTTGTCGTTGAACGACTCGAAGTACGGTTTACCCAGAAGAAGTTCGCTGGATATGAAGGTCAGAAGTTCTTCCTTTGCTCCGGTAATGTCTCGGGAAAGAAGGAGGTCGTTCAGTTTCTCTACTGGGTTATCTGCCTGCTCAAAGGTTTTATAATACTCTTGTAAGAAGTTTACCAGTTTAGGATACTTCTCGTCAAAGTGCGCAGGCAATGCCTCGAAAACTGAATATCTGTCGAGATCCGGTTCGCGTCGATAAACGTCTGTAAGAGTCTTATCAATTGCCATTGTTATTACCTAGTAGTGACCTTGATTGTTTTACTAAACGAATCTTCTGGGTCATACTTAATGATATTATTCAACTGTGCTTCAACCACTGACTGGTTTGCAGGAATTGCATATATCTTTATATAGTTTCTGCCACCTGGGATGTTCTGTACAGTCAAACCGTTCAGAGAAACCTTACCCGTTGCTTGATCATATATTCCGATGGCATTGTCTAGAACCTTTCCACCGACAGTAACGAGTTCAAGGGTGTTAGTTGCCGAGGTGGTGAACAATGCTTGGGAAGAACCCGCCGGAGCAATGTTGACCCTGCTGTCGAGTTTGTTGCGAATGAACACAGTCTGGTTCTTATACGAAAACAACGAGGAGTATACACTTGCCTCAGTTGATTCAGAAGGGTTTTGGATCGCAAGAGGGAAGTCGATGATATGATTCTCTTCCAAACCGAGTGTAGGCAGGACTCTCTTATTGACGATAACCGTGGAACGGGAAGACAGAACAGAAGGGTCTGAGTTGTCTACCGCAGACAGCATATTTGAACGACGGAATACTTGGTCAAACTTGCCCGTGTTATCAGAGAAGTAAGAAGAGATTGCCTGTTCAACATTGGATCGAATATTAGACTCAGAAAAACCAGTCAGTGAAGCATTCCATTGGAAAAAGGTTTGTATGGAAATGAATGTGGTTTCTGGATCTGTAAACTTCAGATTAAAAGAAGCAATCGAAAACTCGTCTGCCAGATCAAGGATGCCTTGACGGATGTCAGAAACTGTCCCGTTGGTCAATCCATCTTTAAATACGATAGAAGTGAAGACCGCACCGTAATCTGGTTCTGGGTCATCTTCTCCTCCCCACGACTTAATGTCTTCGATGAACGATGAATACTTCTTCAGGATCAACGCAGAGTAGTCAGTAGATGTTACCATACGGTTTTGTGCCGCATATTGGAACGGTGCGTTCAGACGGATAGATTCGATACCCTCTTTCTCACCACCACCAGCAGATCTTGTTGTAACAGAAATCGAAACGTTCGAAGGGTCTACATCATACCCAGAACCACTTGTGGTTGCGAGGGTCAGGGTAGATGCCAAGGACATAGTCGGGATATTGTTTGCCTCGTCTCCACTCGCTCGTAGGTAGTTTACGTCGATAACCTGTCCAGCAGATGGAGCAACACCGAGAGAGTTGCCGTTACCGAAAGTCAACTCATAGTATTGGTTAGGTGACTCACGCAAAACGTAGAGACGAGATAATTCGTCGATAGTCGTTGCGTCGAGCAAGTTGGTGTAGACGTTGAATCCAGTACCACCGTCGATGTTCGAAGACTGTTGGTTCTCAAACACCTTGACGATAGCAGTAGAAATATCGATGTCTTGATCTGGGATAACATAAACTGCGTCCTGACCAGAACCAACCAAGAACTTCTCACTCTTCTCGTCACCCTCAAATACTTTAACAGGGAGAGAAGCATCAGCAGTCGGTGCGAAAGTGTAGACTCCGTTGTTACCAGTTGCGGTCAACGACTCACGGTTAGTGAATGTGTAATCAACCGCATCTTTAGTGCCACGAAGAACCAAAGCACCTGGCTGGATAGTCTGAGATTGCAGCAGTCCGGCAACACCAGTCAGGTTCAAGGTCAATGTGATTGCAGATTCAGAAGACTTCTTAGAGTCCGGCACATAACCGATAGACTCTGCAAGGGATACAACGGACGGACGCAATTGTGCAGTTACGAGGAAAGACTCGTTCAGTGCAAAGTTTGCCTGCAATGCGTTCATATGCGTGTTATACGCAAGGACGTCCAGTAGGTTCGAAAGACCTGCTCCCTCGAAGTCGTAATCGTTAAACTCTCCGGTTTGCTTTAAGAAAGTTTTAAGATTGGTTTTGATCTCTTGAAAGTCGAGATCAGTCGATTTAATCGTGGTTGTCATGATTACCTCAGACGGTTCATGTTGACTGCTGCTGTTAAGGTTCCTTCTTGAGTTTCAACTCGGAACTCTACCCTTATGTAAATTGTATTTCTAAAGTTATCCCTGAGAGTCTGTGCACCTCTTCGGATCGCTTCCTTACCGTCATAGAACTTAACGTCTACGACCTTCGCACGAGGTTCGTCCCGTTCGATTGCCTTTATCACCATATCTCGGACAAAAGGTTCAGAATAGTTCTCGACCGTCTCAAACAACATGGCACGGAGATTACCACCAAAGAATGGGTTAAACGGTTTCTCAAAGTGATTGGTAAGAAGTATGTTCTCGACTGCCTGTATTACTGCTGCTGCATCGTGCTTCTTGTAGATGTCACCCTGCATGACACCGTCCTCGTTCAAAGCACCTGGCTTGGTGTTGAATGAGAGATCGATGTCAGAATTGCGGATCTTTTTACCCGTAACGAGGGTGGTGTCCGTTAATCCAGGAGTGACTCTTTTAAGTGCCATTAGAAATACCTTTATTGTTCCTGTTTATTTATACAAGATATTAGTCGGTTATTTCAATGAGATCAGATCCAGACAGAGTTTTACGGTTGAAATATGTGCTAACCTTTTGCTCGAAGGTTGCAGTGAAGTCTTTAGAGATCAACGGCATAACAACGATCAACTGTTGGGTCATTACCTGATCAGGACGAGTTATGTCATAATCCAGACTCAATTGGTCGAAGAAGAACGTGTCACGGATATACAGTGACAGATCAAAGGTGGCACTGTAGTCGATCTTTCCTCTGGAGTTGAAGAGGGTGTACACAACGGCACGACCTTCATACTTCAGGTGGTTAATCGGGATTGCTCCCCTGACGATAGACTTCTGGGTGCCACCACCGTCTTCTTTGCGGTATGGTTCTCTCCAGTAATAGTTTTCTGCTGGTTCACCTCTTCCGTCAAATGCTTCACGGATACCATTAGAAGGATTGTAGTAACCTTCAGTGACCTGTAGTCTATAATCCTTAAACTCTTTCGCAGACGCGATGCCTTCCATCATCCATGCGTGGAGGTAATACTGACGGGCAAGGTCTTGTCTCTGCGATAAGATCGGAACCATATCGAGGGAGCACTTAGATCCAGGTGCGCCGAAGAACTTAGACAGGGTACAAGACTTCGACAGTCGAGTGCCACTTGTAATAGGGGAACTGTTGCGGTCTGGGTTATACAGAGGATCTGCGACGATAGTTCTGGTCGTTGCTTGAACGTTCTTAGGCAAGAAAGTCTTGGAGGATCTCTCCACAGGGTTTCCAAGCAACGAGTATCCAAACCGTGGTTGCGGTACACTTTGACCACTACGCTTCTGCTCGTAAGGTTCAGGGGGCGCAGGAAGGGAGTATAGAGGAGAGAGTCGGTTTTCGTCCAACAAGGAGTCAATACACAGAGATGCGTTCAACTCGTCCTTTCCGGTCACTGCACTCGACTCGAGAGCACCATCCATAGTTCGCAACTTGGATCGGATCTCTGGGGTCTTTGGTGTGTAGTTGAAGTAATTTGCGTATGTGTCGACCTTTGCGATTTTTGCCTCAAGAGTTCCGTCACCATCGATAGAAATCTTTCGCACGGCATACGGAGAAGTCTTGTTCCATACTTCCCACCAGTCGACTGGGTTACCCATATATCCGAACAGTGGTTCGTGAGGAACCCTTGAGTCTGGCCAGTTCTCTGCCATCAAGATAGCAGCATCTGGGTCTTTGTTTACGAAGGTCGCACCAGCATGTTCAACAGAAGCAAACATAGAGTGCTTCTCCTTTGCGCCCCAACCCCAGTCGAACTTGTATTCTGGTTTATTGTAGTCTTTCATAACTCCATATGCACCGAGCAACCACTTACCATCTTCTGGGGCAGGTGGGAACAGAGGAGTGCCGCTTACTGCATCAGCAGACGCAGAAATATTAGCATAGTTGGAGATATGAGCACTGTGAGCGTCTTCAGAAAACTTTGCGTATTTTGCAGTCCATGCCTCAAGAGCACGACCGACGAGGTTGCCGTGGAATACAGTTTCCTTGCCCTGACCGTCTTCACCACCTGAGAAAAGACCACCGTAGTAGTGGAAGTCTGGTCCACCGATCTTGCCCTTGCGACCAATAATCCTCATGTCTTCTGCTGACCAAGTCATGAACCCACCAGTGGCACCAGTAATGTGCTTCTCAGCAGACAGTCGGATTGCCCTTGATGCTTGAGGCAGTATGTCCTGACCAGAAGTCAACAGGAGGTCTTGCTTTACAACAATCTTGTGGTCGTGGGAACCATAGTCCAGTCGATCTCCCCAAACTTTCGTGTCCATGTTACCACGAACGATAGTCTGGTGAGTGTCTCCCGTTTCTGTGATGTATGTGCCGTGAACAGACTGGTTGTAGTTTGAACCAGCGGTAACGTTCACAGTGCCACCAACGTCAAGGTTGTAGTTGCCATTGACAGTAACGTTGAGGTCACCGTCATATGTCATGTTACCCTGACCAGCAACGATCAACTCATGATCGGCACCGACGACTTGTACTTGATGTGTGCGGGATACAACAGCAACGGATCCGTCTTGTTTGAGTTCGACACCAGCACCAGTGTGATGCTTGATAAGGATACGCTCGTTTCCTGGAGTATCGTCGATCTCAAACGAGTGACCGGATGGGGTTTCGTTTGCGTTGTTGAACGGGAAGATGGAAGTTGTGCCCATTGGCACGTCGAAGTTTACACCGAAAGTGCTTCCACCCATCCAAAGGTCGTTGACCTTTATGCCACGTCCTGCTTGACTAATGCTGGATGAGAACCAGTTATGACGTTTAGGGTATTCGCCAGTAGGATCGACTGATCCGTCAACAGGGATGCCGGTTGTGAGTTCTGGACTCTCTCCGAGCGGGTCACTGAGACGGTCAGTTATCTTGTTGTTACCTGTAGTCATTAAAAGTTCTTCTCAAGTACGTCTGGGTCTTTTTCAAGTTCGAACGTGGTAGGTTGTTCAAGGTCTGCCACGTCGTCTCCCAGAGTTGCGTCAGATATAACTGCCTGACCAGATTGTTTTGCCACGATCTCTTGCGGCGATAACGCAGGGTCTGAAGGTGGATCGTCATACAGACTCTGCTTGTTGAAATTGTTGTAAACATAATCACGAACATCAAACCCAGGGTCTTCTTGGGATATGTCGATGTCCATGTGACCAAGTGCTTGACCACCTGGGTATTGGTTGAAGAACGTGCGGAATATTTGATACAGACTATTCCACTGGGAACGAGTGATACTTCTTGATGAAGTTTCCTCTACAATGTTCTCGTTGCCAGAAGGTACGTTCACACCACCAACCAGACACACACCGATAGAGTATGCGTCATGGTTATTTATAGGGGTATGAGCACCGACTGAATTCATATCAACACCACGTTCGATTGACCCGTCGCGTTTGATAATTAGGTGGTACGCACCCGCACCTGCACCCGTGAGGGAGTCAAGGTCTGCTGCTGTCAGGTTTGCGTTTGTGAAAGTCTCTGACCAGTGGACAATGATCTCAGAAATGTCTCGAGTCATACCACCCATCTCTGCTTCGAGTTCTTCTATTGACGAGATAAACTGACCACCTGGAAGAAGGTTGCCCGTTCCGATTTCATACGGAGGGATGCCGATGAAATCTTCTTTCTCGACATCGATCAACTCAAGACCGGTGAGAGTTCGGTTCAACTCTTCCGACATTAGTCCTTCAGCATCTTGAGGGAGAATGTTTGCCCCACCTGCCAATACTTCAGATGCCATACTCTTCAAG